ATGCCAATTATTAGAAAGAATGACGTTGTTACAGAGCGTCCAGTGATTATCGTACTTTATGGTACTCCAGGTACCGGTAAGACATCTTTGGCTACCACAGCCAACAGTCCTTTACTCATCGACACCGACCGAGGCTTTGACCGTGCCGTTCAGCGTCCAGACATTGTTGTCACGGCTTCACGTTGGGAAGACATCTACAATGCTGAGGTTATCGGTTCCTATGTTGTTGAGGATGGCAAGCAGGTTTGGAAGCCAGGATTGATCAGTGAGTGTAAGACCATCGTAGTAGACACAGCCAAGGCTATGCTCGATGACTATCTCAACGCTTTTGCTATTCAGCAAGACCCTAAACTGGGAACTAACTCATTGAAACGATATGGCGTGATGGGAGAATTGTTCAAGCAGTTTGTCGGCATTCTCCGTTCAAACAATTCAGACATCATCTTCATCTGTCACGACAAGGAGACACAGGAAGGAGATTACATCAAGCATTCTCCAGACTGTACAGGACAGAGCAAAGACTTGCTCATCCGTATTGCGGACCAGGTAGGTTACATCTGCAAGGAGAACGGCAATCGCGTCATCAAGTTCGAGCCACAGGACAATCGTGTTGGTAAGAATGTTGCAGACCTGCAGGACACTTGGATTCCAGCTTACGGAACAGAGGAGTTTGACACTTGCATGGCAGACATCATCAAGAAGGTGAAGAAAGCCATCGTGAATAAGTCAGACGCTCAGGCTAAGGCGCAGGAAGCCGTTGATGATGCCCGAAAGAAGCTTGCAGCCGTGGAGACTGTAGATGATGCAAATGCTCTCATCGAGGTTGCCCACGGATTGAACAAGATTCATCAGAAGGCATTCATGAATCAGATGATCAAGGAACTTGCTGTCAAAGGCATTGACTTTGATAAGAAGGGCAAGAAGTTCGTCAAGCACGAGGATGCAGCATGATGAAGCCTTTGATTAGAGTTACCCAGCTAGAGAGCTTCAGACGGTATATGTCTGACGAATATGCTTATGTTACAGAGCAGGACGTTATAGACGATATCACTAAGAAGTTTGAGGGCAACGATTACACAAGAATAGGAACTGCCTTTCACTCCATCGTGGAGACTGGCAGTCCCCATTGCTTCAAGGAGCCGGAAGGTGTTCGTCATTTCACCTATTATAAGAAAGATAAGACAGAACCCGTTCCAAAAGGAAGAAGGTTCGTCTTTGATGAAAGTGAAGCGATTCTCGACATTCCACAATGCAAGGTTGCTTTGAAATACAGAAATGAGCATCCTGGCGCCTTTCATGAGGTTCGTGAATACAAGGATTTCGGCAATGCCGTTATTACGGGATGTGCCGATATGATTGACGGACTAGAGATAAGAGACATCAAGACTAAGTACGGACCGGTATCAGACAAAGACTATATAGATAGTTGCCAATGGCAGCTTTACCTAGAGTTGTTTGAAGCTGATGTGTTCCATTTTGACTTGTTTGTCTTTGAGGGCTACAATAAGGATAAGCACAAGGGAGACGTGAGAGGTCTCAAACTTACCCCTTATGAGCCAGCAATCACTTGTTACAGATACCCAGGTATGGAAGACAAGAATCACGCGCTATTGCGAGACTTCCTCAAATGGGTAGAAATGAGAGAATTATTACCATATTTACCATTAACAGAATCAGATGGCTAATACAATGACAGGAAGGGTATTGCTCATCGGCAATGTCGAGGAAATACCAAGCAAGAGCGGTGGAGAGCCGTTCAAAAAGAGAGTTGTGGTTCTTAACTGTACACACTCGAACTTCGGAGAGGTGTACGAGAACTACCCAAGTTTTGAGTTCAGCGGAAAGCATGTAGATGATCCTGCTGATTTTGCAGTTGGCGAGATTGTTACTATATCTTTTGCTCTTCAAGGTACCAAGTATCAGAAGAGTGCAAATGACCCGGTAAAGTATTTCAATACCATTTCGGGTTACAAGATAGAAAAGTATCAGAGAGGTGGCCAGACGCAGCAGCAAGCACCTCCACCACCGCAGCCGCAAGGAGTTCAGTCACCGGCACCGCAGCCGGGCAAAGATGATGATTTGCCATTCTAGTTATGATTTTCAATCTCAACAATGACAAGGACAGGGCAGACTACAAGGACTATTGCAATGGTCTTTACATGGATGCCTTGAAAAGCGGAAAGGGTTTTATCGTGGAGGTGAAGAAAAAGCACCGTCCACGTTCCCTTGCCCAAAACAGCTATCTACACGTTTGCCTTCAGTATTTCGCATCAGAGTTCGGCTACGATGAAGAATATGTGAAGTATAACATTTTCAAACAGATAGTGAACAGAGAAATCTTTGCGAAGCAGAGAACAAACAGAAGAGGACAGCCTGTAACTTATTGGAGAAGCACGGCTGACCTTGACACAAAAGAATTAACAGACGCTATTGAGAAGTTTCGGAACTATTCAAGTATGGTTGCAGGGTTGTATATACCCGAACCTAATGAAGAAGCAGCCTTGCTTGAAGCTCAGAAACAGATAGCATTATATGAAAAGTATTTATAATTATGAAATCAGATTTGAAAAATTATGTTCCTGAGAACATTGAGTTTGTATTGGAGGAAGGTGTAAAAGACATGTTCCCAATGGAGTTGGACTTCCTTGCTTTGACCGAGGAGAACCTTTGTGGAGAGAAGCCTTTGAAGAATAAGGCAGACATCCTTAAGTTTGTCGGAAAGCATTTCACGGCGACCTTCCCTGACAATGAGTTGGTTACACGTTTCCTCGATGAGTTCGAGAAGAAGAACATCAGAGAGGAGTATTGCACACTCGAAGAGAACGTGGTGCCAGCTCGCAAGCTGGAGTTGGAGGAGGCTTTGGAAAAAGCCAAGAAGATGAAGAAGGATGCAGAAAAGGCTTATGCTTCTGTCCTTATGGAAGTAGCCAAGTACGCCGCTGAGGTGCGCCATGGAACTGTTGATATGCGTCTTAAGTCGAAGAACGTGTTCTGTATTGCATTGGCAGGTTACTATCTCGTATATAATTGGGATGCAAATACCGAGAAGTTCTTACTTGCAAAGGCTTATGCTATCCCGGACCGTTCTGAGATTTGGGCAAATGAGGTCAAGAATCGTGAGAGCATGAAAGAGGTCTTCGGATTGGAGTTCCCGGAAGAGGAGCAGCCAAAAGAAGGAGCTCAGTCAGAGCAGTCTTCAGATGATGACGATGATGAATTACCATTCGGCGAGTAATGAAGTACACTCTTAGAAATTATCAAAAGCAAGCTAGTGATGCAGCCGTAAGGCTGTTCACTAGCAAGGCTGACAAGAACGGATTGGTTATCCTGCCTACGGGTGCAGGAAAGAGCTTGGTGATAGCAGATATCGCCTCTCGTCTGGAAGGGCCGCTGTTAGTATTTCAACCTAGTAAGGAAATTCTTCAGCAGAACTTTGCCAAGCTGCAAAGCTATGGAATCTTCGATTGCGGTTGCTATAGTGCCTCTGTAGGGTGTAAGGATATAAACAGAATAACCTTTTCCACCATCGGAAGCGTAATGAACCATATGTCAGACTTCGATTGTTTCAAGAACATCATAATTGACGAATGTCATTACGTAAACTCTAAAGCTGGGCAGTACAAGGAATTCATAGAAGCGAAGAACAGACAGGTTGTTGGATTAACAGCCACGCCATACCGTCTTGATCGTGCCGAAGGAGGTTCCATCTTGAAGTTCCTCACGAGAGTAAGACCTAGAATATTTTCAAAGGTCATCTATTGTTGTCAGATTGGAGAACTGCTTTCTAAAGGTTATCTCGCAGACTTGCATTATTACGATTTGACGACATTGGATTTAAGAAGAGTCAGAAGCAACTCCACCGGTGCAGATTATGATGAAAGAAGTCTCCTCGCAGAGTATGAGCTTAGCGGATTCTACGATAAGTTATCAAACACAGTAGTCAAGGTTCTGCAGCCTAAAAGCGGCATTCCTAGAAAGGGAGTACTTGTATTTACCGCTTTCACAAGGGAGGCCAGGCAGTTGGTTGATAAGCTTCAATCACTCGGAGTCAATGCCGCCATCGTGACAGGAGAGACACCAAAAAAGGAACGTGAAGCCATTCTCGAAGGATTCAAGAGGAGAGAAATAAAGGTTGTTGCCAACGTTGGTGTACTGACTACGGGATTCGACTACCCTGCCCTAGACACCGTTGTCTTGGCACGCCCGACGAAATCTCTTGGACTCTACTATCAGATGGTAGGCCGCGCTATCAGACCTTTTGAAGGAAAGGACGGGTGGATAGTTGACTTGTCGGGAAACTATAGCCGGTTCGGAAATGTCGCAGACCTCTTTATTAGCAGACCTCCAGGAACCACGAAATGGGCGGTGTATTCCAGAGGAACACAATTAACTAATGTCGTACTAAGATGAGCGTTTTAAATGAGCTTATTGAATATAAGCAAAGAGATTCCGCATTAGGAACTGAGTATTTAACTCTCTGTCCGCATTGCAGAAAGGGAGTATTTACACAAGAACCAATTTATGTAGGAAGTTTAGCTTGCCGTTTATGTGTTGATTTTGCGAACATGACGGACAAATATGTTACATGTAAATTCAAAAGAAATGTTTCCAATTTATAAGAAAAAGAAGAAATCTCCTTCTGCTCCCAAAAGGAGAAAGAAGAGTAAGCCGGATTTAGTCAAGAGACTAGACAAGGTGTTTGCATTGTATATACGTCTGAGAGACTGCATGCCAAGCGGCATGGGACAATGTATCAGCTGCGGAAAGATAAAGCCGTACCGAGAGCTTGATTGCGGTCATTTCTTCGGACGTTCCAACATGGCCACCAGATTTGATGAAGATAACTGCAATGCAGAATGTATCGGGTGTAACAGAGTGAAGTCAGACCATCTTATATACTACCAGGAGAATCTGATAAAGAAGATTGGTGTTTCCCGATTTTCTACCCTGCGAGAGCGTGCTCACTCCATCAAGAAATGGGATGACGATGAGTTGGAGAAAATGATTAAGTATTATACTAATGAAGTAAAGAGACTGAGTTATGAGAAAGGTATCACCGTTAATCTGTAAAAAATATAAGTCCCCAGTGTTTCACAACACCGAGGACTTGAACCAATTAAAATCCTATAAAGATTATACTTCAAAGGGATTTGTTTGCAAAGGTAATGAATTATTTTCAAATTGCCAAATAAATCCCAATAAAAAAAGCCTGCTCGCCAGCAGGCTAAAGAGAAACCCATACAATATTCTTTTACAGAATATAATGGAAAAAACTTACTGCAAAAGTACTAAAAAAAAATGAGATAGCCAAATATATATCTAAATATATTTCGGTATTTTGAATATTTAAGTTAATTCTTTTGCATATATCAGATAAAATTCGTAATTTTGCATTAAGGAGAAACAATATAGTTATAAATAAAATATTATACAATATGGAAGAGACAGAATTTCTTAGAGATTTTGAAGGAATCAAGGACTACAGAACGTTCTTGGTAGGCTTGGACAAACAGTTCAAGTCGGCAGGTGTGTTGTATCGTGAGTTTAAGATTTTGGAAGGAATGGCTTTTATCGCTTTAAAGATTAGCCCTTCTATCCACAATTTTATCTCTAAGCAGCAAAGTGCTGTTTACAGTAAGTTACAGACCGAAGTTGACTCCCTGGCAAATAGTATAAAGCGAGGTAAGATATGCTTCATTAAGAACGAGGACTTGAACCAATAAGATTATGAAATATAATTGCATCAGAAATAGTGATTCTCCAGAAGTAATGAGAGCAAGGGTGAAGCACGGCATAGCTGCCTACGGCATCTACGTTGCTCTTATGCAACTATTGGAGGAAGACGAGGATCATAAGCTGTCAAAGGATTATTCTATGATAGCTTATGAGATGCGTGTTGATGTTTCCGTGGTGCAATCTGTAGTTGAGGATTTTGATTTATTCGAGGTTGAGGAAGAATATTTCTATTCTAAGGAACTTTCAGACACCATCGAGCAGGCAAGAAAAGTCAGCGAAGCTAGAGCTAGAGCCGGTCGTGCAGGTGGTGCAGCAAAGGCTAGAAATTTCGTAGCAAATGCTAAGGAATCTTCTAGCAAATGCCAAGCAAATGCTAGCGAATCTCTAGCAAATGCTAGCGAATCTCTAGCAAATGCTACAAATTCTCTGGCAAATGCTACAGATATTCTAGCAAATGCTAGCGAATCTCTAGCAAATGCTAAGCAAATGCCAGAGTCCAAAGAAAGTTCCCCAAACCCTTCAAAGAATATATATTCCGTTCCTACGGAACGGGAAGATAATATAAAATTATCTTCTCCTTCTAGCGCGCGCACGAGGAAATCGAAACCGAAGGAGTTTACTATCTGCCACAAGGGAAGGCAAATATTCGAGAAGTATTACCAAGAACTCTATGACTCCGCCTATTATTGGCAACCCAAGGATGCAAAGGCTATGAACTCTATCCTAAAGAAGATTTCTTTTGCTAGAAGTCACAAAACAGTGCCGCTTCCGATAGATGACGAGAGCTTGCTTAAGGCATTGGAAGAGTTTCTACGTCGTATCGACAAGACTTGGATAATGAACAATTTTTCGGTTAACAAAATTGATTCTCAATACAACGAGATAGTATCAGAAATGAAAAATCATAGACAAAACGTAACAGACAATGGAAACAATACAAAGACAGGATGGAAAGCTCCAGACCACAAAGACACATCAGCGTATCGGTCGGGGTTTGGAGTTGCCGTTGGAAAATAGAGAAGTCAAGAACTTTCTTTACTATGCCTACAAACGAGAGGTAGAGAAAAGAAAAAGAACGTTCGTCTTCACTGACGAGCTAAAGGAAGCAATATCGAAAGTCGGGGATTTTCTTACTATAGAGACAAACTTTTACGGGCTATTTATGCCCGGCAGTATTGGAAACGGCAAGACTACAATGCTAAAGGCTATTCGAGATTTGCTAGTTCATCTTGTGGACTCAAACAAGATTAGCTATTGCGAGGGTGACAAATATCCGCGATTCGTCAAGGCTAGAGATATGGCTTACATGATTCACGAAGACATAAACGAGTTCAGAGCAATCATGAACACTAAGTTTCTCTTGATTGACGATTTGGGTGCTGAGCCAACGGAGATAGTCACTTACGGAATGCACTACAAGCCGTTTGACGAGTTGTTGGACTATCGCTATGAGCAGATGCTGCCCACGATTATCAGTTCAAACCTAACGGCCATTGACATCGGACAGAAGTACGATGACCCAAGAATTGTAGATAGAATGCACGAAATGTTTGATATTTTAAGTTTTGAGGAGGTATCGTTCAGATGAGTTTAGAACAATCACCATATCAGAATCAGCCATTAGTGAATGACCCAAAGGCTGAGCAGTATGTTATCGGAAGTCTTCTTGTTGATCCTACCGCATACACTCTAGTAAGCCAGTATCTAGATGAAGACTGTTTTTACGACCCCATGTGCAGGGATATATGGAAGGCTGTTGATAATATGGGAAAGCAAGGTATGCCGATAGATGTCATATCTGTTTCTGCCGAGCTCAGTAAGCAGAAGTCGAATGTAACAGCATTGGACTTGATGAACATTTCGGCACAGATTGCATCATCTGCACATGTAGAATATCATGCCATCAGATTGCAGGACCTTGGTAGAAGAAGAAAACTCTGGGTTGTCGGGCAGCAGCTTTCCAAGGTTGGATTATCGGAAGAGATTCTGACCGCAGATGCCCACCAAGAGGCTATTGAGAGTATCGGAGGAGTATTTGAGAAAGCAGATGGAGTGTTCACGCTCAATGATGCAATGAATAGTCTAAACGAGATAATGGTTAAGAATGCCACCGTTGGAGGTGTCACGACAGGAACCAAGACCGGTATGGAGAGATTCGATGAAAAGGGAGGTCTGCAGAAGTCTGACTTGATTATCGTAGCCGGTGAAACTTCTCAGGGAAAGACGAGCCTCGCACTTTGTATGACAAGACACGCCATCGAGAACGGAGCAAAGGTTGCTTTCTACTCTATGGAAATGACGAAGGAGCAGCTTACTGCACGTCTGCTTTCTGCCAAGACGAACATCCCGGCCAACAATATCCTCTATTCGGGCAGTCTGGCGCCAAGCGAGATAAGGATGATTGATGATGCTAGAGGAAAGTTGCCCGGAGAGAATTTATTCTTTGATGACAAGAGCACGTCAAATATAGATTCTATTCTTCTTTCCATCCGAATGCTTAAGATGCAGAAGGACATAGACGGAGCCGTAGTTGATTACTTGCAGATTCTTAACGTAAACTCCAGGAGTACGAGTTTCAGCAGGGAGCAGGCTATGGGTGATGCCGCACGAAGATTCAAGAACCTCGCAAAGGAACTGAACATATGGATCATCGCCCTAAGTCAGTTGTCTAGAGATAGTAACTGCCCGGAGCCGAATTTGAACCGACTGCGCGATAGTGGACAGATAGGAGAAGCTGCCGATGTTGTCATCCTAGTCTATCGAGCAGAGTATTACAACAGAGCGTACCCTGCCCCATTTGATAACAAGGACGATTATCCTACTGACGGAACGGCTATGATAGACGTTGCCAAGGGACGTAATATCGGAACGTTCAAATTCTTTATGGGATTCAACAAAAATACGACAAATTTTTTCAAGACGAATTTAATCAACGAAGATGTACAGGTGCCTTTCGAAAAGCCAGAAGAAGCAGATGCACCATTCTGATAATCAGATAGTTATAAAGTACTACAATTTAGTATTTTTAACTAAAATAATCGTTAATATATTTGCATATATCAGAAATTTTTCGTACCTTTGCATATAGATAAAAGGTAGTAGTTTTGACTATTCGGAGCCTACCTTACAAGTTGAACCAATTAAAATTATAAAGATTATGAATACAAAATTAAACTCGCTTAACGAAAAGCAGAGAAAGTTGTGGGCAATAATTCGAGAGGCATTGAATTATGAAGACACGGATGAGGACTTTAATGAATTTAAGGAAGAGGCTGAAGGTCTGCTTGCTGACGATGAGGAAGATTTCTATGTTACATACAATAGTATGGATGACTTTGATGCTTCTGATGTGATAGACCTCATTAACGCATAGTAATCATTAATAATTCGAAGGCTATGGAAGAATCTTTATCAGAGTACATGCTTCGCAGATTTTGTTCTACTTATCCAACGGTTCCAATTACGCTTTCAAAAGTCAAGGCTTATCTTGACACAGTTGATGATTGGAGAGAGTTAGACGATAGCCATTTGGCGTTATTATACAATTTTAATCTTAAAAAATAGAAAGGGAATAATTATGAGAAATTCAAATTTCAATCTTATCAAGTCTTTGGGCTATGTTGTAGTTTTGGTAAGTATGGCTTCGCACTCTGTACCGCACGAATATTGGCAAAACACAGAAGACGGACTTCTGTATGGTCATGTTGGTGACAGTGAAGAAGAACACAAACTTTTAATGATGGAAGGTGCTGTATGAAATATTGTATCGAAAGAATTTGCCCCACAGGTGATGTTTCCGAAGAGTTTGGAGACTACTCCGATGAAAAGGAAGCTAACAGAAACGCAGAGCTACTAAACATGGTAGATCCATTTAATAACTATAAAGTAAGGAAAGAAGCATGAAATACCAAGAGTTCAAGAAAAAGCAGCAGGATGAGTTTGGCAAGCTGCCAATGAAGGCTGCATTTGGAGACAAGCAGTTTAAGGAAATGATGGCTGAATGGGGGCTTACCACAAGTAAGGAAGACCTGGAAAAGATATGTTCCATAGGTGCCGGTGCTTATTGCCTCAAAAAGGATTACCACTTATTTCTGGTATTCGGTGAGCGTTCCGTTAAGGAATCAGAGGAGTTTCTGAGCAGCGATGAGAATTTGGTGGATGCCTTGAAATATGAATTTGGCAATCATGAGTGTGGCCTTACCTTTGAGTTTGAAAATGGTATCATCGCTTTGGGATATACCGTTAAGGAGTTTCTTTCAGATGACAGAAAGAAGAAGCTTTTTGTAAAGGCACGTAATGAATACATTAATAGTCTGGAGGGTTAATATGAATACAAAGAATTTTGGAAACGGATATGTAGGTATCAAGATCAACAGTATTTCAGAAATAATGAAATACAATGCTCTAAAAGAGCAATTTTCTATTTGGAACGAGTATGAAGGCACTTTTGATGACGATGTCGAGGTTACGGATGACGATGGAAACGTCACTGAACGAGAGCCGACAGAAAACGAGAAGATAGAGCGTTACCTGGAAGCTTTCAATAATGGAACCATTTTATATGCAGTTTTCCAGCTGGATTGTGGACGAGTCTTTTCCGATTTAGCTACTACATATCAGAGCAAGTATGCTATCGGACAGCAGGTCTTCATTATGAGGGACAACAAAATTGTTTCGGGTAGAATTGTCCTTATATCTCTTTCAGACTATGAAGATGTCAAAAAGCTTTATGTTGATTATCGTTCTAGAGATATAGGCGAAAGAATATACAATATAGTGAGTACAAATTTGTGCCCTACAAGCTATCGAAATTATTATTCTTTCAGTGAGCGCGACCGTATAGAAAGATGTCTCAAAGCAGCACTAAATAATAATTATGTTATCCTAGAGATAGACAGAAACTATGTAAGTAAAAGGCTTGGAGATATATTCTCTTCAAAAGAAGAACTTGTCAAACATTTAATGGAACAATAGATATGAACATAATAAGAGCTACAGGTAATACGAAGAACAGAATAGATGCCATATTTACGGGCAGCAAGTATCTGTTCTTCAGCCCGGATTTCGGATTGGTTGCTATTGCAACGAGAATATCAATGGATGAGAACTGCTCTTACTTCAATGTTGAGCTGACAGAACAAATTAAACCTAAGTTGATCTACAAGGTTGTTGAAAAGGAAGAAGCTTCCATTAAACGTATCTGCCAATTCAACTGCATCAATTTAGGAGAAATGCCACAGCATACTCTTCCATACGTGATAGACTTAACATTGGAAAGGAGATAGCTATGGTTGTAAAGGAAATGGTTCAGTACAAAAGAACTGCTGATATGGAAGAACTCTATCTGATGCTCAATAATGATTCTGTAGCCTACGACCTTTGGCACGATGCTGCAGAAAATTACGCCCTGAAGATGGTAAATGGAGAGGCGGTAATGATGGAGAATGTTGCCCATGTGATGATTGCAAGAATCATCCAGTCATGTGACAGACTGATAAACTGGCGCAGAAAGATGATTACTGATGCCCTGGATATTACCAAAGAGCAGAAGGAGATTGTTGCATGGCAGTGGTTCTATAATAGCATGATGGATTTATATACTTATTATAAAGGTAGGCAAAAGTAAGGTTTAACATAACGGGTATTAAGGACACCCACAAGTTAGATACCTTATTCTTATCTGGCAGCCGGAAAGACGGCAGCCTACCTTTCTAAAATATGCAATTATGAAGGATTACGATTATTTATCTCTTATCGTTGAGATTTCCCCACAGCATCAGAGTTGTTTTGAGGAAATTGAGGATTACGAGAAGGTTTGCAGACTGAATAGTGTCGGTGACCAGAACGCCATCTTGGAATTTATGCTCCAATGGGATTACGGCGAAGATACATCAGATACGCAACCCGAGTTAGACAAATATGAAGATGTGCTCATCGAGACCGACACACATATTCTAGCAAGATGTGAGTCAAAGAACTTCGGTTGGCAGGGTGACGCATTCTTCCTTTACAGAAAGGACAAAAAGAAATGAAGAATATTTATCATATACATCAGTCTTCCAATTCCTATTGGGATAGCCGTTGGACTGACACAGATTATTATCTTTGCGACAGCGAGGATGAGTATCAGCAGAAATTAGCTGAATATACCGAGAAGCGTAAGCAAATCGAGAAGGAGTTCAAGGAGAACCCAACGGAACTTAGCAAGAGTCGCGCACTATTCTTGCAGCTCAGCAAGGAACAGAAGGTGCATGCCAGCGAATACTACTACGGTCATGAATGGTGCGGCAAGGAGTTCGATGCTTTCGGTTTCTGCTGGAGTGAGAGGTTGGAGAGAAGCACGCATTACAAGTACTTTTTGAAGCCGGGTTCCGTAACAAATGAAAGCGTAAGTTCTGCTGTAGGCAGATTTACAGGATATGGAAGTTAAACTTAATAAGATTGGAGGTGAGTCATGTAGAATTAAGTAAAAATCATCGTTAATCAATGGTCGGGATTAAATAACAAACAATGTTTGATATTCTTTATTTTGCGACAGCTCGGAAAGACGGCACCCGACCTTTAAATTTAAAATAATATGGAAATAGAAGAATTAATAAAAATAGCAGAGTCTGATTCCTGGACTGTCACCGAAGAGGAATACACGAATGGAAAAGGATTGCTCTTTTCAAGACATTCACCTGCAGGTCAAGACTTCTCGATATCAACCGGACCATTTGAAAGTGCAGAAGAATTGATCAACAGCATCCACCAGCGTTACGTAGAATTTGATGCTGACAGTGAAACATATTTATGGTTAGACAACGAGGGCCATGGAAAGAACGGAGCACCATATCGCATGAGGGATGTGCTGGAAGACATGGAGGCTTGCGAGAAAATGATTTACGACTTATTTATTTGTTATCGGGACGCTTATGAAAAGAAGTGAATTATTTATGGCTTGCGCCAATGAGTACAGTTACAGATGCAATTCTGATTGCGACAACTGTCAGTTATACCTTCGTTACTTAAAAGAAAAGGAGGATTGATTATGAAAGGGAAAGATATTATCGTAGTTAGCAGTTTTGGTGTACAAGCGTACTATCCTATTGGGCAGAAGCTTAGTATAAATGGGAGAACCTGTGTAGTAGCGAAAAGTGGAGATTGCGTTAATTGCGCTATTTGTGTACCTAACGTTCCGCTCCGCGACCAAGAAGTTACATGTGCGAACTTAGCTTGTACGGCTGGCGACAGAAAGGATAGAACTAGTGTTCATTTCAAAGAGATTTAATTATGACAGTATATCTAATTTATAAAGATGATGCCTGGCACACAAAAGGGAGCGGCAAATTACTTAGAGTAGCCGATAACCTTCAGAAATGCTACGCAACAGCCGAGGCTAACGGAGCTTCGGGAGAGCAACTTAAAGATTTGCGCAATATCGGGCAGAGCCAATGTAGTGGTAAAAGCTACGAGTTTAACATTGAAACATGGGAGGTAACATAATATGAAATATGATGTTTGCATTCAAGAAACTTTGAGTAAGACAATAACCGTAGAGGCAGAATCAAATACGGATGCTTGCTCCATGATTAGAGAAAAGGTTAAGAATGGTGAGATTGTCCTTTCTGCCGACGATTACACCGGTTGTAGAATTATAACGGCACAGAAAGCGTATGGAAGTGAAGACAACGAAGACTGAGTTCAGAGAACTGCTTAGTGTTCTAGAAAAAGCATCAGCTTTTATTAATGAAAAATCCACAAGGCCCAAAGACATTGATTTGGCTAGAAGATTAATAAGGTCAAAGGCTTTGCTGGCGAAAAGGAATGGCAGTCTTCAAGGAGAAAGCGGCGATAGTTATTAACGGCATCGTGTACGTAGCGGAACCAATGGATGATTGCGAGGATTGTGCGTTTTGTACGGGCTTGGCACAATGCAGCGTAGATTTCATTTGCATCTCTATGAGAGAAGCATTCCGTAAGGGTTTTAGAGACAAGCCTATAGGTTTCAAAAAATGGAAAGGTTATGAAAGGATCAGAAACATTCAAGAAGGTAATCAAGGCATATCTTGACAAGCGTGCAGCAGAGGATGAATTGTTCGCAAAGGATTACGCCAAGCCTGGTAAGAATATCGATGACTGCTGCGACTTTATTATTTCAGAGGTCAAGAAATCCGGAAGACAGGGGTTTGACGATGATGAGATTTATGGAATTGCAATTCACTATTATAATGAAGAAGAAGTTTCATTCACCAAGAATCAAAATTGCACCATTGTTACAAATCTCTCAGACCAGACCAAGGAGAATCTGGAGAAGAAGGCTGAGGAGGAATTCAAGCAAGCCAAAATCATCGAACTCCAGAAGAAGGAGTCCGCTGAAAAGGAGCGCTTGAAGAAGAAAGCCGAGGCTCAGAGAAAGAAAGATGCTGAGATTGGTCAGTTGAGTTTGTTTGATTTTTAAATATGTGAGTTATGAAGCCAAGAAATAAGACAGAACGTGAAGTTGTAAAACTCTCGGACAGAATTCCGGAGTTATCAGACAAGCAACGTGAGTGGGCCATCAAGACTTGCATCTCTGAAGATGATGCCTACAAATACAGTGATAGATTTTCTAGAGGATGCTTCTACCTTGTATGCACATTCAAGGGATGGCAGGTTCTCAGGTACTTCCAGGTAAGAGTGAAGTTCCGGTTCCACAAGATGGTTAAGGAGAAGATTTACTTCAAGGAGTGTATGCAGCAATGGTTGAAAGACGGGGAATATGTTTTTCTTGCCAAGCAGCGAACCAGCGGATATATAGAAGATGCTTTTTCTGCTTTCGGAAAGTTGGAAGTAAGAACGCATACTGTATGGAGTTTCTTGGGTGATCCTCGTGATATTGGATTCGATGGAGTATATTACGCTTCAGTCCAAGGCAAGTATAAATATGCTCTCAGAGACTTCGGGGAAAAGATTCTGTGTGACGAAATCTTCCGTTCCGTCAATGCTAACCCATACAATGAAACTCTCATGAGACGTGATATTGATATGTGGAAGGTGTGTAAGTACCATGAAGCTGTCTTCGACAGAGAAAAAATGTCTGCCGTCAAGATTGTTGTCAGACACGGAAAGGCTTCTTATATTTACGATAGCTTGTGGTGGGATATGCTCGACAGTATTATGTATCTTAAGAAAGATGTACGTAACCCTTCTATAGTTTGCCCGGAGAATCTTCGTGAGGCGCACGACAAGTGGCTAAAGGCAGCAGACAACAAGAAAAAGAAAATGGAGGACAGAATGACTAAGCTGCGTTTGATTGCGGAAGAGAAAATGCAACTCAGATATCTGGAGCAAGCTGCTAAAGCCGAAGAGGAGAATAAGAAAAAGGCAGAAGCAATGGCTAATGTATATGTTGACAGAAGAAAGCAGTTCTTTGACATTGACATAAAGGATGGCGCCATAGACATACAGGTTCTTAAGTCCGTCCAGGAGTTCTTTGAAGAGGGCAAGGAAATGGGGCACTGTGTATTTAGGAACGGTTATTACGATGTGAACAGAAAGCCGAACTGCCTCATACTTTCTGCCAAGGTAAACGGGCAGCGTATGGAGACAATCGAGGTAAACTTAGCCGATGTTACCGTTGTTCAATGCCAGGGCCACGGAAACATCAATTCCGCTTTTCACGATACCATTCTGAAGCTTATCAAAGATAATCTGTGGCAGATAGAATCCAGGCTCCCGAACAGGGCTAGTAGAACGGCGTAATTTTTAGTATTTTTGGCTAAAATTTCCGTTTGATATATTTGCATATATCGAGATTTTTTCGTACCTTTGCGTATGAGAAGAGCCTATTTTGCGGTGTTTTTGACTATCCAAGCCGCATATATGTACAATTTTATGTTAAAATATAGTTAATTTTAGATTTTAGATATTTAATCATTAAATATTTTATTAAATTTGCAGCGATGGAATACGATTACAGTAAGCTCAGAGAGTTCATCAAGCGTTGTAAGTGGCAATGGGCCACTTCAATGATAGACGTTCCTCATGAGTACATTCACAGAGACAAGTGCGCATTGACAAACGACGAGTTCTATTACTTCGTCAGCGCACAGCGAGACAATGGAGTCCATGAAAGATGGGGGAAGTATAATTTCCCTTACCTTTACATTGATGGTTACAAGTATTGGACGATGGGTGACCCATTCGAGACTACTTGGATTTTGAACAGACAGAAGGTTTTCAACGAGTTCGACTTCCTGGAGTGGCCGGTACCGCGAATCTATTCGAATCAGGAAATGGACGTGATGGCAAAATCTATCATGTTCACGTTCAAGGACAGAAGATTTTTCGAGGCAGGCATCGGAAACGGAGACTTCGTCGCCTACACCAAGATAAAGCCGGAGATGTATTATGGAGTTGATCCTAGCAAGAAAGCAATCAAGCAGTTCAGGGAGAAGACCTCTGGTTTTTTCCGAAGATGTTCTACTATTTCTTTTGAGGAGGCGATAAAGAAATGGATGTCGGCAGACAGCGTTGTGGTTGCTCTTTTCGGTACCGCTTCCTACTTCATGCCTCAGTATCTCCGCAAACTGGGCGAGAGTGGTTTGGATTATTGCCTTATGTTCTACAAGGATGACTACACCCCTGCAGAGTTCGAGGAAATGCACCATTTCACCTATGACAGAATGCAGTTGAAATCGATGTTCCCGAATTGTAACATATACAATCACAAGAATTTCGTAACCATTTCAAGTAAAAAAATCACCTGGCAACAGGCAACAGTAGAAAATGAATTATTCCCAGTATGATAAAATAGCAAGTAAGTACGACACTTTGTTTCGTGATGAAATGAGTCTCGTTGAGAACCGTGAGGTGGGGCAAATGCTCCCACCTCTCAGCGGTTCTATCCTAGACATCGGATGTGGTACCGGCTTGCTGACAGAGATTGCAAAAATCGACCCACAGGAATATCTAGGAATTGATCCTAGTAAAGGAATGTTGGAGCAGTTCACTAACAAATACCCAGCCTATAAGGATAGGGTTGTATGTGAGCCTTTCGACGGAAAGAGTTTAGATTGCAGGAATTTCGACAATATCGTAGCATTGTTCGGTTCCCCATCTTATCTTTCCCGTTATGCCGTTCTGGCAATATCGCAGTGCAAGGCTCGCAAGTTCTTGATGTTCTACAAGGAGAAATATCATCCGGTCACTTATGAGAAGTGTGATGTGGAGTTCAGACATTTTTTCTATTCAAAGAAGGTCTTGTGCAGTCTTTTTGGTGAAGAAAACGTATCAGAGTATCACAATTATTTAATAGTAAATTGCGTATGACATCACAGAAAGGTTTGCGTTATGATGGCAGTATTGACAAATACCCCATCACAGAAGGCGAGATTTACAGTTTAGGCAATGGTAGCAAGATTACCATTGCCGATATTACTTTGGGGCTTCCGGAGTTTTCAAAGAATGCCGATTGTGTATTCATCGACCCGGCAGGAAGTAAAGGTGTCCTCAAAGCGTATTATACCAAGGCGGAGAAGCAATGCCCGGTTGATAATTTTGACGAGTTCGTTGCCCACATCAAGAGGTGCATCGAGCAGATTAATCCGGACAGACTATTCGTCGAGTGCTTCTACAGAAATAAGAAACAGTTGGTTCCTATGGTAGAATCGCTGTTCCCTCATGTAAAAATCTACGAGAATACCTATTATCATAAGCCAGATTGCAAGTGCTGGATTATCCAAGGCACCAAGCAGGCAGAAGACTGGGGACTCCAGGGAATGGATGAATGGGATGCGGTGTTCAAGATTTGTAAGGATGTTCCGTTCAGCTCTATCACAGACTTCTTCATGGGTCAAGGACTTGTTGCCCAAGCAGCCTATGCCGCAGGTAAGGTTTTCTATGGTAGCGATATGAACAGAAACCGTTTGGCTGTAGCCATAAGCAAGGTAGCCAAGCGAGGTGGAGAATGGACAGTAACTAAATAATTACGCATATGATTAAACTCTCTCAGATTATCATCCTCAATGTTCCGAAGCGAGAACGTGAGGGCAAATACCTTAAGAAGTTGATAGAGACCAGCACGAAGCCTTATGGTATTCCTGTCAGTATCTCTATGGACCGAGGTAAGGGTCTTTGGGACAATTATTCCCAAGCGTTGACGCAAGAGGTAGCGGAAGGAACCCATCGCATGATTATCCACGATGACATTACCTTTGACCGCAACATTCTTGCCAAGATTTTACATATTCTCTCTTTTGCTCCCGAAAACAATGTTATCAGTTTCTACAATCCTACAAATGGTGACTATACTGATTGTTACGCAAAGGGCAAGCACGTTATTTCTACAAAGACTAATTTCTGGCTGCAGGCTAGCGTATATCCAAATGACCTAGCCAAGGACTTTGTTGAAACTTCAAACAAGATGACGGATGATCAGACACGTTATGATGATTCGCGCCTTAAGGCATACCTTCAGGCAAAGGGTATCGACCTTTACGCTATCGTTCCCGGTCTGGTTCAGCATTTCGGTGCATACAGAAGCACGTTCAACAATCCAGGCGCCGTAGGTGGCATTCCTCGAAACAGCAAGACCTACGACAACCAGTTTGATGTAGAGTCTGTAGATTGGGAGAGTGAGTTCAAAAATCCTTATTTGGCTAAGTCAAGCAAGGATTGGGTTAAGGAAATCGTAAACAAGGAATTTCTCGATGAATACAAAAAACTCTAAGGAAAATCTAGCCTTGAAATTGGCGAAGGACAATATCGAGGTTGAGCAGGTGAAGCCGCTGCATATTGAATACGTCAAGGTTGATGACATTTATCCGAATGACTATAACCCTAACACGCATGATGCAGACAGCTTCGACCTTCTCATCAAATCGTTGCTATATTTCGGATTTACTCAGCCTATCGTTGTCAACCGCTCGACGATGCAGATTGTTGACGGAGAGAACAGATACCGCGCCGCCTGCGTCATCGGATATGAGATGGTTCCTGTATGCTTTGTTGATTTCGACGAAGAGAAGTTGAGATATGCAACAATCATGCACAATGCCGCTCGCGGCCACAACAATAATGAAATGATGGGTAGGCTTAAGAATTACCTTGACACCCATTTCAGTAATTCCAGCGACAAGGTATTATTAAACAATAGAAAGAAATGATATTTTACAGTGACAAAAACGTTTATGAGGCAGCTCTTGAAAGATTCAGATACATCTTTCGGGAGTTTTATGGTAAGCGTAAGATTGTCGTGACGATGTCGGGAGGAAAGGACTCTACCGTGGTTCTCAACCTTGCGCACGAGGTTATGAAGGAGATGGGAATTGAAAAGATTCCCGTCCTCTTCCTAGACCAAGAGGCAGAGACTCCAATGACTATCGAGTACATACGATACATCATGCACTTGCCGTGGGTTGAGCCATATTGGATTCAGTCATACTTCCAGGAATGGAATGCCTCAAAGGGAGAATGGTTCAATGTATGGGGGCCAGGAGAAAAATGGATTCGTGAGAAGGAACCGGATTCTTATGGTGATTTAGAAATCCCTCACAATCAGTATTTCTCCAAGACCCTCGACCAGGTACACAGAATGCTCTTCGGCAAAGACTACCTAACTTTAGGTGGTGTCCGTATCGAGGAGTCGCCGGCACGATTGTCGGGTCTTACTAGAGGCGAGTGCCTTCCAGGTATTACATGGGGAGGTGGTGGCGGATATTATAAAGACGGCACACCGAGAAGTCTGGTACTCTACCCTATTTGGGATTGGAAGGTTTATGATGTATGGTATTACATCTTCAGCAACAAGCTTCCGTACTGCAAGCTCTACAACTATCAGTTCACGCAGAAGCCGCTGAGAGCGTGCCGAGTTAGTTCCCTCATTCATGAGCAGGCTATCCGCGACTTAGGTTTCATTAAGGAAGTGGATCCATGGTTCTACGACAAGCTGGTGCGAAGAGTGGCAAACGTCAATACATCTGTACACGTCTTTAACGAAGTGGCAACATACTGCTACAACTTGCCACCTTATTTCAAGGATTGGGATGAATACGTTGATTATCTCGCAGACAATCTTTGTGAAGACAAGAAGAATGCGGAGACTATCAAGAAAGGCTACCGTTCCGCCAAGAAGAGAAATGTAGCTAAAGCCGGTCATTGCCAGGAGTGCATTGATTACGTAATACATCAGATTGGTTATACCAGCGCTGTCTGCGTCATTGCGGAAGATTTCGGAATGAAGCGCATTCAGAGCGTAGAGCGTTCTTTGCGTCAGTATTTGAGCGACAATTATGTTAAAATAGAAAAAGCTAATAAGGAATATGAATCTTCAAGAGAACATCAAGAAGGAGTTTGATGCTGCCAAGGATAAGGTGCAGTTTTTGAACGACCTCAGAAAGTATATCAGTTCCTTATCTCCGGAGAAAGTCAACCCTGTAGATTGCGTTCTTTGGGTTGACAAGGATATGGTTGTAGCCAACAACTACAACCCTAACCATGTGGCAGATAAGGAAATGCGCCTTCTCTATACATCCGTGAGGGAAGACGGTTACACTATGCCTATCGTTACTATTTGGGACGAGAAGCTGCAGAAGTATGTAATCATCGACGGTTTCCACAGAAACCTCGTTATTCGCAAGTTTGCGGACATCAATGAGCGATGTGGTGGAAAGCTTCCGATTGTAGTCCTAGACAAGGACATCGACCAGCGTATGGCATCAACCGTAAGACACAATCGTGCCCGTGGAAGTCACTCTGTAGACGGAATGGTAAACATCGTCTTCAATATGCTCAGAGATGGTGTGTCTGAGCGTGAGATTTGCGAAAAGGTAGGTCTGGAGCAGAAAGAGCTTGTAAAACTTAAGTATGTTACCGGTTTCGCCAAGATTTTCAAGAGCTATAAGTATAATGCGGCTATCGAAAAGGTTGTCGATGAGAGACGCGTAGCAAGAGAGACAGCCAAGAAGAAGGAGGATAAGAAATGAAAGTAAAGTCAGTTAAGCTCAGTGAAATCTTTCCTTACTATGACAACCCTCGTGACAACACGAATGCGGTTGAGCCTACGAAGGAGAGTATCAAGCGTTTTGGATTCGTTAAGCCTATCCTCGTTGATAAGGCAGGTGTAATCATTGCCGGTCACACAAGATACGTGGCTGCTTACCAGTTGGGCATGGAGTTCGTTCCTGTCGTTTACTCGGATATGGACGACGAAATGGCAAAGAAGTACCGCATCCTCGATAACAAGCTGGCAGAGAAGTCTTCTTTTGATAAAGACCAGCTTTTGGAGGAATTGCGCAACATGGGGGTTCCTACCGATATGCAGGCATTCTTCTTTGAGGACATCAATCAGATGCTCAACTTCTCCCTCGACAGCATCAACCAGCAGGCAGAAGAGTATGGTGGCTTCCAGGATGACTATTCTCAGGTTGATGAGGAGAATTTCGAGGCTCCATCCAATGAAGAGGCTGGCGAAAGCGAGGAAGCTTCTTCTGATGAGGAGGAGGAAGACCCTGCCAAGGATTTGTTCGTTCTCAAAGAGCGCGAGGACGGTTCACATTATATGAAGGTCGTTTGCCCATATTGCGGAAATATGGAAACAATAGAAATTGAGGATTAACAGGTATGGAAGAGATTAAGATTAATGACAAGGTAATTGAGTTACCTATTGACAGTATCGTGCCTCATGACGGTTCGCACAAGACCGACGAGACGGCAGTACAGGCAATCATGCAGTCCATCAAGGATTTCGGCATCACTCTGCCTATTTCCGTTGACAAGAACAACGTGATTGTAACCGGTAACGGTGTATATAAGGCTGCTAAGGCATTGGGAATGGATAAGGTTCCATGCATCCGTGTTGACTATCTGACTGACGAGCAGATTAAGCAGTATAGAATCGCTGATGACAAGACGTCCGAGTTCGCCACTTGGAACGAGAAGAAGCTTCGCAAGGAGCTCTCCTATCTCGGTGATCCTAACAGTATTCAGTTTGCTTTCGATGAGAGCATTGCCGGTATGCTTGGACTCAACGCTAAGCCAAAGGAACAGAAGCCTGCGGCCGCACCTTCAAAGGCTGAGACTAACCATACGGCTAAGAAGGTCGTAACGGAAGCCCAGAAGGACCAGAAGTTCAAGGAGGAAATGAAGGGCGTTGAGGAGAATATCCAGGTCAAGCCTTCAGAGTATTATGAGTATAATTGTTCCGCTTGCGGTAAACTAGTAAAAGTTAAGAAGCCATGACAGATGAATCATCACAGCCGAAAGTAAAGTCTTTCGTACATAGAATCCCCAATCCTGTTGGAAGACCATACAAGATTAAGTCTTCTCAGGAATTATGGGATAAGTTTGTAGCTTACTGTGATGATGTTGAAAATGACCCTTGGCAGCAAAAGACTGGTAGCAACTCCATTGCAGGCGGCAGCGGCAAATCCACAAATTCCATGAGACAAGAGGTAAGGGTTTTCAGAAGAGCCTATACTCTTGTCGGATTTTGTGCTTTCTGTGGCATCGTTCAGAAATGGGCGGATTTCAAGAGAGGTAATCTTAAGAGACCAGGCTTTGAGCAGGTGATAACACAGATTGAGAATGTCGTGATGGCCCAGCAGATTGATGGTGCCATGCTTCATCAGTTTGATTCCAGCATTGTTGCAAGGCTCAACGGATTGGCAGACAAGCATATTCAAGAAGTAACTGGCAAGGATGGCGAGGACTTCAAGTTCCCTAAACTGTCCTTGGATGATATTAAAGAATTACAGAAGATAAATGGACTTTGAGAAACAACGTTTTCTTCATAAGCAGTTAGTGGCATCGTCCCTGCTGCAATTCACTACTAAGATGTTCGCCTATACTGCTCGACGTGAGTATGTAATAGGCGAACATCACAGGATTATATGTGATGCGCTCATGGATGTGATAAGGGGAAAGACGAATAAGCTGATTATCAATATCAGCCCTCGTTACGGAAAGACACTATTGTGTTCACAGATGTTTATCGCATATGGTCTTGCGCTGAACCCTGCTTCAAAGTTTCTTCATATATCTTATTCCGGAAGTCTCGTCCAGGACAATTCAATGGCAGTCAAGGACACGATAACTTCCACATATTTTCAAACACTATTCCCGAATGTCAAAATCAGAAAGAACGATAACACAAGATCAAAATGGAGCACAACGGCAGGTGGTGGTGAGTATGCTACATCTACCTTGGGTCAGATCACAGGTTTTGGTGCAGGTCAGCCAGACTGGACCGAAGAAGACATAAAGAACATGGATAAGTTTATGGCTACGTTCAACCCCGGTCACTTTTCGGGAGCCATAGTTATCGATGACCCTTTACGACCGGACGATGCTTTGTCCGATAACGTCAGAGAGTCTATCAACAGACGTTTCGAGACAACCATCCGTAACCGTGTAAACTCACGTCATACGCCAATTATCATCGTCATGCAGAGGTTGCACGAGCACGACTTGTGCGGTTACCTTCAAGAGATTGAGCCAAATGAGTGGAAAGTTGTCTCCCTCCCGGTAATACAGACAGACGAGGACGGAAAGGAGCGAGCCTTGTGGCCGTGGAAGCATACGCTGGAGGAGCTGTATAAAATCAAGCATGCCAGCGAGTTCGTATTTGAGACACAGTACATGCAGAACCCAACCCCTATGGAAGGTCTTATGTACCATGCCTTCAGAACATACGATGAGCTGCCGGACAGAAGGTATGCAAGAATGATTGGCAACTACACCGACTCGGCAGATACCGGTTTCGACTTCCTTTGCTCTATATGCTTCGATGCACACGATGACGGCTACTATGTTACCGATGTTCTATACACCAAGCGACCGATGGAATACACGGAACCAGCGCAAGCCAATATGGTTAAGCGCAATCAGACAGACGTGTGTTTCGTTGAAAGTAACAATGGTGGCCGCTCTTATGCCCGCAATGTCGAGCGCATAACAAGGGAACACGGAAACAGAATCACCCAGTTCGTAACGTTCACGCAATCGAAGAACAAACAGATTAGAATCTTCACCCGCTCCAGCGAGGTAAACAATAAACTAGTTTTCCCTTCTAATTGGGAACAGTTGTGGCCGGAGTTCGCCCACGATATGAAATCCTACAGAAAGGAAGGATATAACGCTCACGATGATGCGCCGGACGCTTGTACGGGCATCATAGAGAAGTGCGAGGAGTGGCTTAACAATGCTACCGATGCACAGCTCAGACGTGGCGGTTTCTTGTAATTTCTTTTTTAAACCATGTTAGATAGGCGTTTGCTCGTGAGAGTAAGCGCCTTAATTATTTGATTATCAGTGTATTACAATTTAGTATTTTTAACTAAAATAATCGTTGGTAAATTTGCATATATCAGAAAATTTTCGTACCTTTGCATATAGATAAAAGGTAGTACTTTTGACTATCCAGAGCCTACCTTATAAGTTGAACCAATTAAAATTATAAAGATTATGAACAATTCAGTTGAAACAAAGAAGGCAGAGGTTAGAAAGAACATCGAGAATATGTTTGAGTCAGCCACAAAGAAGATAAAGGACATCATTTCAGTTTGCCCTGATTGGGAGGTAGAGGGTATAGACTTAGGCTATAAGTCACTTATCGTCCACTTGAACTTGAAAGGAGTCGAAAGAGACAGAGACCTGGTGATTCGCTATCAAGCTAAAGTTGGTAATTTCCAGGAAGAGTCTTTCAACACCAATGTGGCAAGCTGTGGAGAATTTGACCTTATTGAGGCGAACGATAATCTTAAGTACTACACAGCGGTTGGAGACATACTCAATCACAAAGACATGGTTTCACTTTTGAAAGAAACTATGGTTTATTTCACAAACAAACTTATTGAGTTGCGTGAAGAATTTGATAAATAAAGAAAGGAGGATTAGTTATGACAAAGCAAGAAGAAATCGATATTCTACAGTCCTTGAAGGGCGATACCTATTTCGCTCAGTTCTTCGGTAGCAAGGACATTGATCAGATGTGTCAGAACATCAGTAACGACTTCGCCATTGAGGGCGGATGCGGATTCAGTCAAAAAGCAGAAGCTTTAGAGCGAATTAACGCAGACCTCAAAAAGGAGATTCAACAGAAAATCTATGATTTAGGAATGGAACTTATCAAGGACCTAGATAAGGGATTTGATGAGGATGCCATCTATCAGTTGGTTAAAGGCGAGGTCGGAGTAGATGCCATCATCAAGTTCAAGCGTAAGAACGATTTGGAGCTTACGGATAAGGAGATAGATTATTTGGTATCTAAACTTCCATGATTATGAAGCATATATGTAGTAATTGCATAGCTTCCGAGATATGCTATAGTGAAGGCAAGAAGCCTAATGACACTTGCCTTCATTGGGAATGGAGATATGCAGGTTTATGGTTTGATAATTAAAAAGTAAGACAATGGGAAAAGAGAAAGTTACAGTAAACGATTTGAAGGTTACACTCTCAGAGCTTGGTGTAACATCTGGCTTGAAGCAGGAAAAGATTATTCAACGCCTGCAGGTCAATGGCTGCTTGATTGCAATGGTAACAGATGTGTTGGATCAGCTCATCAAGGATGAACAGGGCATGTTTAGGATGTTAAGCGTTCAGTACAAACAAGAGCAGAAGATGCACTACACTCAGATGCAGGATGCTGCCAAAAAGTACTACTTCCATTTGAAACCCTTTAATAAGAGTTTCTTCGGTGACGAGGAAATTTGCGCCAACCTGGAGGATAACGCAAATGACATCTATGAAATCATCAAGCTTCTTGCGGACCACACTAACGACCACAAGGATATGGAAGTGATTAAGAGAAACCTCAGAAAGAGAAAGTTGAACCATCATATTTTCGATTAAGATTATGGCAGATTATAAAGTTGAAGTAGATTTATCGGATTTATTCGATAATATGACCATCAGTGAACAGAAGAGCTTTTTAGTTGATAAGTTCTGCTCATTACCAATGAGCTCGATGGAAGAAGTGGTTGGCGAAATGTTGGAGAACCTTAATGGCGATCAGACAGCCAAAGTTATAGAAGACGCTTTTGATAACTTGCATGAGCAAGCTCAAGAGCATGTTATCAACTATGTGAACGAATAAGGCTATGATGTCGGATAAACAATATAGAGTTGCTCGCAAGGGTGTTGTCGAGCAACTTAAATTAGCTCAGAGACTTCATTGCAAGCACATGGAGCAGAAGTATAAAGAGGCTTTGGAGAAGTTAGAGAAACGCTTCTTAAAGCCGGATGCCGTGGGCTGCTTCGATTTGGGCGCAAGGGTATCAAATAGTTATTATCATCTTTAAATGGTTTAGATTATGAAAATGGCAAAACATATTATTATAGATATAGAAACATTAGGTAGAAGAAATGATGCTGCTATTACTCAAATCGGCATAGTACCAGCAGATGAAAATTTCGATGTATTAGATCATTATCTGATACAAGCAGAACCTAAAACTTGGAACACTTGTGAAAGGACATTCACTGGAGAAACTTTACTCTGGTGGATTCAGCAAAAGAACAGTCCAGAAAGTAATAAGCCTACTCATATTGTCCATAGCTACAAATTTTTAGTAGATAAGCTATATCAAATCTTTAATAGATACAATACAGAAGACACTATAGTGTGGACTAAAGGGGCAATGGACCTGTTTTGCATTAAAGACATATGTGAGTATCTTAATATGGAAGCTCCCTGGAAGTTCTGGCAACCTAGAGACATCAGAACCGCAAAGGAGTTCATTAAAGAGTGGAAGACCTTTGAGAATAATAATCATAACGCTCTCGATGATGCTTTGAATCAGTTGAGAGAGTTGAAAGCTAACTTAATTGAAAGATAGATGGGTACAAAAGTAGAAGTAAGAACTATTCCTTTGCATGGATTGTTCATCCATCGCAAGCAGGTTTGGCGTTCACTCGGTAAGCTTAGAGCTGAAAGCCATTCTACGACAGCGCAAAAGGTGTTTATGAATGAGCATAATACCGAGGTATCAACTGAGAATGCTGATTTCATTGATGGCTTGAAAGTCACTCCTTACGATGGTGAGCTGCCCAAAATATCAAAATACGTTGGTAGTATGAGTTACTACCAGTATTGTTTAACGCAAAAATTGGTTTAGTTATGAAAGAAAAGATAAACATAGCGGATATCCTAAAGGATAAGCCTGTCGGACTTAAATTTTATAGTAACACTTTTGGCTATATTAGTTTTAATGGTGTTCACAAAGATAAAGTATACTTCTTTTCAGAAGACACTAATGTTCATTCTGTCAAGCCAAATGGGAAAATGTATGATGGTGGAGAATGCATCATCTTCCCATCTAAGGAAATGCGTGATTGGGATAAGTTCTCTTGGAAGAAGGGCGATGTCTTGGTTAGTGAAGATAATGTGCATATTATCTTTGAAAAGTTTGAGGATGATACCTACACAAGATTTAAAGGTAAGCATTATCTTTGGAAAGAATGTAACGTAGAAGATTATAATAAAGAAGAAACCAAAATGTTAACTTCTGTATTTGAGAAAGCAGCCGATGATGTTGCTCAGACTTACATCAAAACCATTGAGGAACGTTTGGGTGGCAAGCTCAATCTTGAAACTTTGGAGATTGAAAAGCAGCTTGAGTTCAAGGATGGGGATATAGTGGTATATGGAAAATCAGTAGCAATATGCCGAAGGATTTATAAGCATACCCTTAGTTTCTATGTTACTCTAAATGAAATGTTTGGATTATTGTTTGCCGATGAGGTGGAATCATCTGAAGAGTATAGATTTGCTACAGATGAAGATAAACAGCAGCTCTTTGATGCTCTTGCAAAGGAAGGCAAGGCTTGGGATGCTGAGAAGAAACAGTTTGTGGACTTAAAACCAAAGGTTGAGCTGAAACCATTTGACAAGGTGCTTTCAAGAAGATGTTCTGAAGATTATTGGGTATTAAACTTCTATTCACATAAGACAGATTATTATCATATATGTATTGATGGAAGTTCAAACTTGTATTGCATCCCTTACAACGAAGGTACAGCACATCTACTAGGAACGACTGATGATTGGGAAGGAGGTGAGCAATGAAAGATATAAAAGTTGGAGAAAGAATCATTATTGAATGTATAGAAACAAACGAAGATAAACCATTTGTTTGTGAAAAGTGTTTCTTCTGTAATATATTACTACATTGCCCTTTTAGGTGTAGTGCAGCTATCCGTAAAGATGGAAAAAATGTAATATTTAGAAGAGTCAAGGAGTAAAGCGTATGAGCTACGAATCAAGAAGCAGATGTAAGGAAAGGCAGATTACACCTTGTGGAATTTGTCCTTTGATGTTCAAGTGTCCTTATGATGAAGATGAGGATAAGTTTAATCTTCGTAAAAAGTAAAACGTATGGTAGTATATGAATACAGAATCGTAAAGATTGAGAAAGGTCTTTTTCTCATCGAGTATAAGACCGCTCCTTATGGAGTTTGGCATGAAGTGAAAGATAAGAAGTTCAAGACTAAGCCAAAGGCTGAAGCTTGGGCTAGAAAGAACTTTATTTAATAAAGTAAAGCGTATGAATGAGATAGAGAAAATATGTAAGGAAATCCTATGCCAACACTTTATTGTATGGAACTTCGGATATGGTGATTGTATATCTTGTAAGCTTCAAGGGGAAAGCTACAATATAGAGTCTGTAGCCGATGATTGTCCTTACAAGGATAAGTTTAATAAACTTAAAAAGTAAAGCGTATGGATAATAAATTAGAATATATACCAGGTGATTTGGTGATGGTAAAGGAGTCAGCACTTCAATTTGCTAAAGATAAAATATTCAAAGTAATATCTTCATTGAGTGGTGGCTTTCTTAAGGTAGTCATGTTAAACGATAGTAGTACAACATACTCTATTAGTAATAATGCTATTCGTCCGATTCCTCTCACTCCTGAGATTTTAAAGAAGAATGGATATGAGAAATTATATGAGAAATTCTTTGAGAAAAACGTTAACAATATTCGCTTAACAATAGAGCTTAGCGAAAATATATACGTTGCTATTAACAGAATCTTTATAATGGAGATACATTATATCCACGAACTCCAGCACCTCCTCTTTGGTCTAGGACTAAAACACGAAATGGAGGTGTAGGTATGAATATAATTACGTTTGGTAAATATAAAGGTATGCCAGTTACAAGGGTTCTTAGAATTGACCCAAGTTACTTTGGATGGTGCAAGAATAATGTACGTTGGTTCAAATTCTCTAAAAGAGACTACGAAATATACTTGGAATGGTTATCATTACAGCAAAATCATTTGCAATTCACAGGATATTCTGATGATATGGGTAATATTAGATTCCTTTTTAGAAAAGTGGAAGAAGGCAAGTTTAATGCTTACTCTGATACGGAATATCTTACAAAAGAAACGTGTGGTGAATATCTAAAAAGTACAAAAGAACATTATTTTAGCAAACATGTTTAACCGCCATCTGGCATAAAAGATATAATAGAATGCTTATAAGTGAATTTATTCAACAGCTTCAAGATGTTTACGATGAAGAGGGTGATATGGAAATTGCCATCAAGATAGATGATAACGACTTGGGTTCTGAACCTATTGTTGTGAAATCTACTGTTTATGAACAACTTTATATAGTTAAATCCTAACCGCCTTTGAGGCATAAATAGAAGTAATATGAAACATAAGTTTACGGTTGTCATTGAATCTAATGATGATTCAGAGGACAGAGAAGTAGTTAAGGATTGCCTGCAAGACTGGCTTGAAATGAATTGTGGGCAAGAAAAGGACTTTGGCGGCTATCCAGATTGGAAGTCAGCAGAAGTTGAGTAACTAACCGCCTACGGGCACAAATTTAAAAATATGACAGAAATAGAATTATACAACGAATTACAGAATGTAGAAGGTCGTTTAAAAATGGTGGATTCGCAAATATTAGAGCTTCGCATAAAGAAGAATGATATAATGAACGACTTTCTTAGTTTGTTACCTTTTCAGAAAGGTGACAAGGTGAAAGATAAAAATGGCAATATCTTTTTCATAGAACGTCTAAAAGATGCTATGTTTCTCGCAAAGAATAAAATCGATGTTCATTTTCTTATCCGAAAAATAAAGAAAAACGGAGAACCTTACAAAGACGTAAACGAATCTTGGGGAATTGATTATTTTTCCCTAGAGAAAGTAGTAGAGTAATAACCATCATGTAATGGAAATAAATAGATAGTAATATGAATACAGAAAAATTAGAAAGAGGAAATATCTTAGCAAAGTGTTTAATTCCTAAAGTAGATGTACTCTTAAGTATGTCTCCAAAAGTAAGCAGTGGTGAACTTGCAGATGCTATTCGGAAATTATTACTGCTTGATATGGAATTTGATACTAAATTCAAGCAGCTTCTGAATGAAACAAAACAGAGATTTCAGAAAGAGTTTGATGAGCTTTAGTAAAACTAACCATCCCTAATGGGATATAAATATAAAGTAATTATGAAAAAGTTTATTGGTACAAAGGTCATTATGGCAGAGCCTATGACTATGACAGAAGCACAGAAAGTGCTTGGTAGAGAAATTAAGCCAGCAACCGTTGAGGAAGATGGCTACTTGGTAGAGTACAAAGACGGATATAAGTCTTGGTCTCCTAAGAGTGTGTTTGATGAAGCTTATGCGTCTTACAATGACTTTAAGGATAGACTTCGTATTGAGCATGATGAGCTTTATGACCGCTTGACTAAGTTGAATACAGCTTTACAGAAGGATGGCTTCCGAGAGAAAGTTGGCGATTATCAGTACAAGATGATGGTAAAGCAAGCTTCTGGAATGCAGGAGTACTATAATGCTCTTAGAAATCGTATGGTTGATGCGGGCATCATAGAAGCTCCTGACTGCGCAAGTTAATGAAGTTAGTATGTAGTAACTAACCACCCTCTCCTGTAAAAGGGAGAGGGTAAAAATAAAAGAATATGGTAATTTGGTTAATATTAGGAATCCTTCTTGTAATTCTTGCTATTTGTTTAGGAATAGCAGTCATACATGAATCTGATGAAAAAATAGGTGCTATAATATCTTATGTTGGATTTATAACTGGTTTATTACTTATTATTGGATACATAAATAGTAGACCACGAGCAATCGATGTATATAAAGGTAAAACTGAATTACGTATCACGTATGAAGGGAATATACCAGTAGATTCTGCGGTAGTTTTTAAAAAATAAAAAGATATGGCACAAGAAGGATGGATATGCCCTAGATGCGGAAAGGTAAACGCACCTTGGGTAATACAATGTTCCTGTAATAGGGGCACTCAGATATTACCTAAAGTCGGTGCTCCTTACTATGAAGGAGACCAAGCAACGTGTAACGCAAAGGAGGATAAGCAATGAGCAAAGAAAAAGCGATAATTCATATCAATAATGTTTCCAAGATGATTGGCTCAAAAAGAATAAAATTGAGTGAAGGTATGGCAATTCATATTCAAAATGAGTTAGTCTTGGCACTTAAAGAGTTGGAGGACTAATATGACAAAATTTAAAGTAGTTAGATATTGGGACACATATCCCGATGGAGTTATTGCAACTTGCGATACAGAGGAAGAGGCAGAAAAGATATGTAATGAATATCGTAGAAACCGCAAGCCTATGTATGACTATTTAGTTAGAAAGGAAAATGAGTAATGACTAGAGAAGAGTTAAGAAATAATTATGGAAATGAAATCTGTGAGTTATGCCACCGAGAGTATTATACTAGCAGGGTACTCCCAGAATCACTTTGCGAAGGTCAATTTTGCGAAGAGGCAGAAGATAGTTTCGCAGAAGAACACAATATAGAGTTGGAGGACTAAATTATGGACAGAAATCAAGCTAAAGAATTTTATCCTATTCTGCAAGCATTTGCAGAAGGAATGGTAATTGAGTGTAGAACCAAACCAAGTGCCATAGAAGATGAGAACGTTCCGAATGAATGGGCAGAAATAAAGGTTATAGAGTTTAATGGCAATAAAGAGTATCGCATTAAGCCAAATCTAGAACCTGAGTCTGAGTACCGTCCTTTCAAGGATGCTATAGAGTGCTGGACTGAAATGCGTAAGCATAAGCCGTTTTCAATCTTGAAGGATAAAAAAGATGGACATCGGATTCAAATCTCTTCTATCTCTGATGGAATTAATTCAATTAGTTCAAGTCCAGATTCAAATTTTTGTTGTGATTTTAAATACAGAATGGAGTCATGTACATTTGATGATGGTGCTCCGTTTGGCGTAAAAGTGGAGGAATAGTTATGGTTGGAGATTGTCAACTTTGCAAATTAAGTGATATTTGCAAGTATATATACGCAGAGTGTTGTCCTTATATGAAAACGGAGGAATAGTTATGGGAGTATCAAGGAGAGCCTATCAAGAATTGATAGACGGAGATATAGAATGGCTTCTTAGACAGCCTAGAGACCTCGAAAGAGACCATATAGAGGCAGTGCTAAGAAAGAGTGTTGAACTTTTATATGGGAAGGAAGAATAGAATATGAGTGATAATGTTAAATATTTATGGCTTGCTTGTGATAAAGATGGCGAGCTAGTGTTGTTCAAAGAAAAACCGTTCCGTGATGATTGGTATGGCTTTTGGAGTAAGTGGGAAAGTGGTATTAAGTATAATTGTAATGATGAGATAACAGTTAGAGACCATAGGAACAACAGATTTACTATTCCAAGAAACAATATAGATTTGTCATGGGAGGATGAGCCAATTAAAGTAAAACTAGTTTTTGAAAAGATAGGTGAGTAATGTGTAGAACTTAAAAAACAGCGTATGAAGAAACAAATAATCTTAGACGAGCAAGATATTAAAGAGTTCCACGAGGATGCTGAGCATCTACGTTGGCTGTATAATAGAATGGTGAGTGAGCATGGTGAAAGCGTAAACTTTGATTACATGCACCGCTTTGCCAAGATATTCAATAAATTAAAGCAATTATAGCATATGAGAATAGAAAATATAAAGTTTAAGGCTAAACGTCTTGATAACGGGGAATGGGTAGAGGGTTCACTTACATACTCTCAGGGAATAGCGTATATTCATCGTAAAGAAAGTGATAAAGATGATAGATGTTATTTAACTCCTTACGAAGTAATTCCAGAAACAGTCTGTCAGTTCACAGGAATGATGGACGAAGACTGCAATGAAATTTGGGAAGGTGATATAGTGCATGACAGTTATGACCTTTTGTGTATAGACAATCTCTATGAGGTAGTTTATATTGAAGAAGAAGGAACGTTTGCCTTCAAGAGTTTAGATAAAGTTGACAATTACGAGCCGTTTGTTAATTTATTTGAAGTTTATGTTGTCGGCAACAAATTCGATAAGGAGTAGCGCATGAAGAATAAGATTTTAGAATTAGCTAAGTCAGCCGGTTGGCTCGTTTTGATTTTCATAATAGGGGTAATTGGTTTTAGGATTTCTTTCAGCTTAGGAACTCTACACAAAAAAGAAGAGTTTAATATAAAAATATTCACCAAGAAAGGGCATGACTACCTGTTTGTGGGCAGGGGACATGGAGCTTGCGTTATTATTCACGCTAGTAGTTGTCCTTGTAATAAAAAGAAGTAACATATGAAAGTTAGGTTGGCAAAGAAGATATTGAAAGCAGACACTTATGCTGATTATCCAAGTAAGCATCCTTCACCTTACTGGAAAGCGAAGTTTAAGGAAGCTTATAACGAGTATGGTTGTGTTACGTTCTGTGAAGATTCGAGCAAGTGTAAATACCGCAACAAGTTCGACCATCGTATTGTAAAGGCAGAAAAGATTTCTGCAAGATATTCTCGCAAGCTGATGAATTACCTTAATAGGCTGGCTGGTAAAAATCCTTTCGATATTAGAGATATATTAGGTAGTTCAAATAAACTAAAAAAATATGATCATGAAACAAGAAATGCAAAAATCAATCTTAAAGATTCAAACAGCAGTCGAAACTCTGACAAGACAGAAAGTTATCGATAAAAATGCGTATGATTTTGTCTATGGAGAAATCAAATCTCTTTCGGAAAGTGTAGAGAATATAGTGGAAGTAAATAACCTAGATGAAACACTCCTTACCTTCACAGATAAGGAGGAGTATGTAAACCAGCATATCAACCTTGCTGATACATCTGTACTTTGCAAAGAGTTGAATAGAAGAAAAGACATTGGTGACGATTTCTTTGTAGTAGCAACAGAGGGAAAATAAGTTAGCTTATGGAAAGATTAATTAAAGTAATGGATAAGTATTTATCAGAAGCAAAGAAGAAGGTTCTTACCCTTGCAGTCAGCAAGGAATGGTTCGATATGATAGTGTCGGGCGAAAAGAATGAAGAGTATCGGGTAATTAAATACTTTTGGATGAGTCGCCTTCTCCTTATCAAGGATGAGGAATTCAAAGATTTCGATAAGTACGATAAACTTCATATCGGTAAGACATTTGAGATGCTTATAGACACCAATACTATCAAGGAGAAACTGAATAATGGTACAATGAAGTTCGTACCATTCACTCACGTTCTATTCAAGAACGGCTACTATGACGATAGCCCAAAGGTAGAAAAGGAGATTGAGAGTATCAGCATCGGCAAGCCGAAGAGAGGTCTTTGCCCAGGCAAGTGGTTGGACCATGAGTTTTTCATTATTAAGTTCAAGTGATATGATTGCAATTAAAGTATCTTCCGAGAACATCCAAGAATTATGGAAATGCCCAGACGTTTCAGAGTTAGTAAAGACTGTCAGCGGAGACTGCACTAAACAGACATTGATAGTTAGGTTGAGAAATCGAGAGTTCTATGTTCCTGATGGATTCTATCTCGTGAAAGACGAGAATGATCAATGGAGCACACTCAGCCCATCACTGTACGAACTTATAAAAGACAAGGTTCATGGCGAGAAGTGAGGAGGATATCCGGGAATACCATAGAAGGTACTACCAGGAGCATAAGGAACATTTATTAGCAAGAATGGAAGTCTATCGTAAAGAGAACGCTGAAAGGATTGCTGCAAACAGAAGATATAACAGAAAGAGAAAGAAAGCCTTGGGCGGCTTAACGAACCCAAATATTAAATAATGAGTAGAGGAAAACATTTTAGTGCAGAAGAGATTGAGTTCATCAAGGTTAACGCTTTGGTGATGACGACAACGGAGATTGCAAAGCAGCTCAATCGTAATTATTGGGCCATCCATCGAAAGATGAAGGAAATGGGTATCAGCAAGAGCCACGTGTTTACTGCTGACGAGGATTTCATCATTCGCAGAATGTATGGCAAGTACCCGGTAAAAGCCATCGCTACCAAGATTGGCGTGGATGAGAACGCTATTTACAACCGTTGCAAGAAGCTTAAGCTAACGAAAGGAGGTGCGCAATGATTGTCATAGTTACCGCTATGGATAAGGAATACGACCTTATCAGCGAATGGATTGCAAAGAATTGGCTTGACTACAAAAATGTTCAAAACATAGCTCTAATCAAGTCTGGTATTGGAAAGGTTAATGCGGCATCTTGCTTGACAGAATTTCTTTCGTCGAATACGTCCAGCAAAGTTACAAGAGTTATATCGGTAGGATGCGCCGGTGCTGCTGTTGCAGGATTGAAACCTGGTAATGTCGTGATTGGCAATTCGTACTGCTACCACGATGTATATTGCGGCGAGCCAAATGCCAATGGACAAGTTCAAGGTATGCCGGCAGTCTTTCCTTCTGATTTCTACTGGATTGATATGGATGAAAGATTCCAATTAGGAACAATAGCTACGGGAGATAAGTTTGTCACTACGAGAGAGCAGGTATTGGCAATTAAGGAGTTTCTTCCTAATTCTTATAACGTATGTGCTATTGACATGGAGTCTGCTGCCCTCGCGCAGGTATGCTACAAGAAGGGTATTGGTTTTACGTCCATCCGAGTTATTAGCGATAATCCCCTGGAGTCGAACCAGACCGAGCAGTATGCAGGTTTTTGGGATAGTTTTGCCGAAAAGGCATTTAGTGTTGTTTGTAAATTATTAGAGAATGATACCAAGTTTTAAAGTTGATCATACGAAACTGAAGCCAGGTCTTTATGTTTCGAGAGTAGATAAATGGGGCATGGAGACTGCTACCACATTCGATATTCGCGTGTGCAAGCCAAACAAAGATATGATGTCACCTGCTGTCGCGCACACAATAGAGCATTTGATGGCGGACTACCTACGCAATGATAGCCCTCTTAGCAATTCCGTTCTGTATTTTGGACCAATGGGATGTCTTACAGGTTTCTATCTTATCCTTAAAGGTACGTGGACTTCAAAGCTCATAAAGGAAATGATAGTAGAAGCCTTCAAGGCTTGTTCGCTATCAAAGACGATTCCAGGTGCATCGGAAGTGGAATGCGGTAATTACAAGCTCAACGACTTAAAAGGAGCAAAAGAGCTATGTGATATGTTCTCAGTATATCTATCCACAGCTGGACCGGATAAGCTCAATTATCCAGATTAATATTTATATGTAACCATAAAGTATTTAATCATTAAGTATATTTCATTGCAATATATTTGGTGATTAAATACTTTTTTTATAATTTTGCAGCATTACTTATTGCTATCGCTTCGTACTGGGATATTTCTTGAATTTTATTGTTCAATTAAATATTTAGTTAAAATGAAAAAAAGAACGAAGCAAGTTTTAGTTATTCTGAAACCCAAATCAAAGGCGTTGGGGTTCAGTAGAGAGGAGTTAGAGGGTATTGCTGCCGATGTTGCCAATAACTTAGAACTCGATGAAGAAGCCTCAGACGAGGATGTAAACGCAGAGATTGAAAAGCAGGTCAATGCGGTTCTTCCTTATCTTAAGATTGCGCAAAAGACTGCGCAGCGTACTATCCAGAGTTTTAAGGATAGTCAAGACTTGGATGACGACGAGGTCGATGACGATGATGATGACCCTGCCGGCAACAAGAAACCAATCCGCAAACAGAAGAGAGAGAAAGATGAGCAGGTCCCAGCATGGGCGCAGGCACTCATTACTCAGAACAAAGCCTTGCAGACCGAAATCCTCGGTTTGAAGTCAGAGCGTGAGAATGATGGCCGCCGTTCTAAGCTGAAGGCACTCCTTAAGGACAAAGGTACGTTCGGAAAGACTGTCTTGAAGAATTTCGACAAGATGAAGTTCGAGAACGAATCTGAGTTCGATGATTTCTACGATGGTGTTGTGGAGGACTTGGCAGCTATCGATCAAGAGCGTGCTAACGAAGGCCTTGGAAAGCTTGGTGCTCCTGCGGCTCAGAGAAAGCCTAAGAAGGAAGAGGTTGAGGTTATCAAGGACAATGAGATTGATGAGCTTGCCGAAACTATGTAATCTTTAAATTTTAAAAGTTATGTATGGCGTAAGCAAGACAAAAACGTTTGATTCAGGCAAGGAGTCTGTAATCATCAGAAATTACGTGAATGGCATCATGGGTGGTGTCATTCTTGACATGACAGGTTTCTCTGGAGAGTTCATCCAGTGCGGACACATTATCATTCGTGATACCAAGTCTGGCGAATACAAGCCAATGCCGGTAACAGGTGAGGCTTATGCTTCATTGCCGGAAAATCACGAGTATGTAGGTGTCTGCATGACAACTGCTCCTGTAGATACCCCTCATGTAGGTGTTATGACGGCAGGTGAGGCTAATGATAAGGCTGTCCCTTATCCTGTCGATACAATCAAGGCAGCTTTGAAAACAGCCGTTCCTACTCTTCAGTGGGGACACGATGCAATCGGTTAAGGAGGTGATTTATGCAACAGAGTTCTTTATTTCTTAAGTATATCTTGAGTTTCTTCCCAATCCTGAAGACATTGGTTGAGAAGATTAACGGTAAGCGCAAGAACGAGATGACGTATCTCCACAAAGATACATCCATTCTCCGCCGCGTTTATTCTACCGACAACAAATGGGAAGCCGACACAGTTGATACCTCTTACGTAGCTGCTGACTACGTGGCAGTGGATTCTCCGGTTCCTTTGAAGTCTCGTGACAAGATTTCAACCGCCAACGGCAAACTGCCAAAGGTCGGTATGAAGAAATTCTTGAAGGAGTCAGATATCCTCTCTCTCAGACTCATGGAAGCACAGGGCGGTCAGACAGCAGAGATTCGCCGTAAGTTGGCGCAGGACCCGGTAGCTTGTAATGTCGGTGTTGATGAGCGTAATGAGTACGCCCTTCTGTATGGTCTTTCTAACGGCTACGTAGCTGTTCGTGACGACGATAATCCAAAGGAGTTGCTCCGTATCAAGTATCAGTACTTGCCGAAAAATCAGCTCGGCATCAACAATGTTGATACTGGTATTACCGTTGCAGACTTGAAGAAATGTATCGCGAGAGCTTCGAATGATGGCAACACCATCTTGATCTTCTGGATTGGAAAGGCTAAGTTTGACGAACTGAAGAAGGCACAGGACGCTCGCGAGCTTGTTGCCAACTATAAGGGTCAGACTTACGATTCCAACACAAAGCTGCCGGTTCCTACTTCCAGCGTATTCCAGGAAGCATTCTTGGACGAGACAGGTGTATCATTCCGTATCATCAACCGTACTGTCCGCTTGGAGCATGATGGTGTAAAGAAGAGCGTTAAGCCTTGGAACAACGATATGATTATCGGTGTCTGCTCACAGATGATTGGTGCCCTCGTTTACGGTCAGGTAGCAGAGGCAACCAACAGAGTGCCAGGTGTAACCTATCAGCAGATTGATTACAAGCTTATCTCTCAGTATTCAACAACTGATCCATTGCGTGAGACAACTGCGGTGCAGGCATACTGCTTGCCTGTCATCGAGGACGTTGATACAATCTATCAGATTAATACTAAGCTGGCAGACCCAGACGTTTCGGTTGATACCGAAAAGGAGAAAGCAGATGCAGAGGACGCTAAGGTAACAATCTCTGATGTGACCTACAAGAAGCCGGAGGCTATCACAACCCTTAATGCTCTTGGTGCTACACTTCCTAGTGACGCCAGCGACAAGGAGGTTATTGATGCCTACAAAGAGCTGCCTCCTACAAAGAAGAAGGAGTTCAAGGATAACGCAGCTAAAGCTGAGGAGTAATCATGAAGACGGTCGGACAAGCTTTGGTGGATGAGGTACACATCCCTATCCCCTATGGTTTCGTGGAAAACGCTTGCATAAAGCGTGACCTCGATATCGAATCAGAGTTCACTGGTGACGTTGCCAGAAGTGACGCCTACAAAGGAACGCTTGCCGACTGTCTGCTTTCTCTCATACAAGCCGTTAGCTTCTCCGAAGCGGACAAATCAATAGGTTCCCTCTCGGAAGACCAGCGAAAGGCTATATTAGTTCAAGTCAATCGTTTATATAACTCTATCGGCGAAGAGGAGGTTTCACTTACTCCGAAGCCGACAGTTTACATTAATTGCTGATGAGTCTATTGAGTTTTCATGCCTCAAAGCTATACCGGCAGCAGAAGGTAGCTGGCTATACAGATGATGATGGAAATTATCACCAGGGCAAGACCGAGTGGAAGTTCTGCTGCACTTGTGATGTAGTTCCTGCTGGCGAGGCCAACAAGTTAGTTACATCTGACGGTTCTATTGATTACTACTCCTACGAAGTGCATAACTTGCCCGTAGGAATTGAAAAGTTCTCTTATGGGGATTTTATCAAGCTAGAAATTTTAGGGGCTGAGGATGTAATTATCAAGGTTAAGGGATTTCATCGTTATCAACTCCAGTGTAAGATATGGGCATAAGAATGACAACCAGCGCTTCCGCTCTTGACGCCTTCCTACAAAGAGCCGCAAGGAAGATACAGGAGAATGTGCTTAAGGCATTGAGCAAGCTAGGAGACGAATCTGTGGTTAGAATCCGTAACAGGTCTGCCAAGGAAAGCTGGATAGACCATACGGGCAACCTAAGAAGTTCTATAGGCTTCGCCGTGTACGAGCAGGGAAGTAAATATATGGAATCAGCCTTTTCGCAGGTTCTCAGTGGCACAGACGGCTCTGCAAAGGGCAAGAAGATGATCAATGACCTTGCTAAGGAATATTCCAGGGTTTATGCTTTGGTTGTCGTTGCCGGAATGGAATACGCAGGAGAGGTGGAAGCCTTGGAAAGCAAGGATGTCCTCGCATCAACGAAGATATGGGCCACATCCATTGTAGAGCAGCGTGTGAAGACAGCAATAGACTCAGCAGTTAATGAAATAAACAAGTGGAAGATATGAAATCAGACGGAGCAATTAAGACAGATGTTTACCGGTACATCAATGAAAGCGGTTTCATGAACAACGTCAATGGCAAGCTGTCAAAGACGATGAGACCGCATAATTCTCATAAGGAAGATGTCGTTATCTCCATCTTGGCTAATGAGGGAACGCAGCTTCAAACGGCGATTATAAATGTAAATATATATATACAAGACCAGGACGTAGATGGGCAGTTTGAGGAGAACACTATCAGAGTTGACGAAATCTGCAAAATGGCTTGGAATCTCTTGGAAACGTTCAGAACGAGCGAGTATGCAGCCCACGCTATTGAGCAGAGGGTATATGCAGCAAGCACGGGAGAACATGTAATAAATAATCAAGTTGAATATAAACTCATAAACGATTAAATTATGTCAGTAACATCATGGGGCAAATGTACTATCTACGTTCAAGAGGTAGGTAGCAAAAAGAACGAGTGGACTAAGCTCCCAACTCCAAAGGATGGCACTACTACTGTTACTCCAACGAAAGGCGATACTATGACCCAGGTTGAGGAAGGTGGCGGAATTGTTGACCGCAAGACAAAGAAGTCTACCTACGAGGCTGTATATCAGCTCTTTATCAAGAAGAACCAGTCGCAGCCATTCAAGACCATCGACGGTATCGTAGAGGGTAACTACCGTTTGGCTATCCAACCGGAAGACGCCGAGCTCCCTGGCGTTTACATGGGTAACACTACTATCGGCGCAGAAGAGGCCTATACGACTCAGGACGGTGCTCTTATCACGTACACGCACGCAGCTCTCATCCCAGAGGGTGACGTGGTGGCTAAGACTGTCAATTCAAAGAGCGAGGACGTCTATTGTGCTTACCGCTGGCGTGTTATCACTGCCGCAAAGGGAGCAGGTGAAAAATATGCCTTGACTTTCAAGAAGCCGCAGGATGGCAATACAGCTCCTGCTGAAATCACGGAAAACTACACAGAGTAATAGGCATATCCTAATATCCCTTCCGCCGACTGAGGGTTATCAGCCGGCAACCTACCCAAGTAGCTCAGTTGGGAGAGCGAGACCAAATAGTCCGTCGCATGCAAAAAAATCCAGGGTCTTCAAAAGCTGGTTGAAAGTCGCAGGTTCGAGTCCTGCCTTGGGTGCCAACAATTTAAATTCGAGTGATATGGAAGAGTTAGGAATCATTATATCGAATACGCTCACAGATATGCCGATAGGCTTTGATACTGAGCACGCTCACGTTAACATCTACCCTACTACACTGGGCATGATGTACCTAACGTCGCAGTTAGTAGATAGCTTGGAGCTAGACAAAGAGTTACTTCAAGCTGATCCATTCTTGGAAGCATTGCGAGTTGCAAACACCAAAAGGGAGACATGCTGCAGATTGATTGCATATCACTCACTCAATACAAAGAACGAAATACTAGACTCCAAATGCGTAAGCAAGCAGACGGAGCTAATCTTTAAAGAATGCTCCAACGAGGATATAGCCACTCTTCTCATCATCATCCTTAAGGCTAACTCATACCAGACAATAGCCAAAGAAACAGGAATGGAAGAAGAAGCGAAGCGTATGGCAAAGGTCAACGCAGCGAAGAAGTCGGAGAATAGCTTTATCTTCGGAGGTAAGACAATATGGGGAACACTCATAGATGCTGCTTGCGAAAGATACGGATGGACTTTCGATTACGTGGTATGGGGAATATCGTATAACAACCTAACTCTCATGCTTAAAGACAAGATTACTTCAATCTATCTGTCTGACGAGGAGAGGAAGAAAGCCCATATACCGGCAGCAGGGGAAGAGGTCATCGATGGCAACAACAAGGAGGCGGTAATGAAGGCGGTGATAGAGTCCGAGACCGAGATTTAACCGAAGTCTTCCTGCGCACGCACGTAAAGTTCCCATATCGAACACTCATATTTGGTGTTTCCCCGGCGATTCTTTATAACAGAGTATAAATTCAAGGAAAAATAGAACATTATGCCAAGCATTAAATTCGATACAATAGTCGAGACAGCCAAGGTCGTTTCCGGTTTTCGAGACATTCAGAACGCAGTTCATCAGACTGCTAAGATGGTTGAGAAGGACGGAAATTCTATTGACGATGTAATCTCGAATATACAGAACAGTATGAACATTGCCATTGGCGGTTGGAGCATTGGCAAGTTCGTCAATCAGATGATGCAGGTCCGCGGTCAGTTCCAGCAGACAGAAATGGCATTCAAGACGATGTTGCAGTCTGAGGAGAAAGCTGATGCTCTCATGAAGCAGTTGATCCGCACGGCAGCCGTGACACCTTTCGGGGTCGAAGACGTTACAGAGGGAGCCAAACAGCTCCTTGCGTTCAACGTAGCGGCCGAGGATGTCAACAAGACGCTTATCGAATTGGGAGACGTTGCAGCAGGTATGGGTATGAACCTTAAAGACCTCGTGATGCTTTACGGCACCACCATCGCCAAGGGTAAGATGGACACAATGGACTTGTACCAGTTCCTCAACCGAGGTATTCCTATCGCAGATGAGATAGCCAAGGTTATGGGGCTTGACGTTACCAACGCCATCGAAGAGGTACAGAAGCAAATCAAGGCAGGTAAGGTTACCAGTGACATCTTCATCCAGGCAATGCAGAGTATGACCGCCGAGGGTAGCAAGTTCGGTGGATTGATGGAGGCTCAGTCCAAGACTATTATCGGTCAGATAAGCAACATTAAGGATGCCATTGAGAAGAAGTTCAACGAGATAGGTAAATCCCAGGAGGGTGTTATCAATACCGGATTGGGAGTCGTTTCCACCCTCATTGAGAATTGGGATACAGTAGGCAAGGTGCTTATGACTGTCGTTGCAGCGTATGGCGCATACAAGGCTGCGGTGATATCGATGATAGCAATATCTAAGGCACAGGTAGCTTGGGAGAGTGCGAAAGCATTCTTGTCTTTAGCGAAGTCTATCACAACCGCCAAGGATGCCATGGCTCTGTTCAATTTGGTCTCTTCTTCAAATGTTCTCGGTCTGGTTCTTGGTGCAGTAGCAGCTGGAGTCACGATGTTCAATCTTTTCGGCAATAGCGCTGAGGATGCCGCTACCAATACTTCCAAATTTACCGAGAGTGCAAATGAAGCATCAAGCAAGGTCGAGTCGCTAGTCTCCATTCTGAAGACTGCAAAGGAAGGCTCCAAGGTTTACAAGGACACCATCAAGGAGCTGTCAAACATCTATGACAACTACGGGATTGCTATTGACAAGATCAAGGAAGACGAGAGCAACCTTGTGGATGTTAAGCAGCAGGAGATAGATAAATCTAAAGAACTCGTCGAGCAAATCAAGCTGGAGGCTACAGAGCGCAACAGAGCCAATGCAATCTCCAAGGCTAACGAAGACTACAATAACCGTGTGGATAGCGCTCAGCAAGCCCTTTTGGGTAAGTTGAAGGATTATGGAACCTCTAGCAGCGGTATAGCCGTCGGCATACAGAACATCGTATCTGACTCGGTTATCAAGCAGTTTGATGACCTAACACAGAAGATGGCTGGCTTGAATGAGCACTCCAAGGAGTATCAGACCTATCTGAAGCAATACAATCAGTTAGAGGCTTCTTTGATATCCGAATCAGAAAAGCTAGCTAATGCTTTCGGTTTTACAGGAGACAAGACAAGCGATGCCAGGAAGGCATTGATTGGTTATCTCTACGAACTTCGAGCTGCAAAGAAGCTGCATAGTGAAGAGGCAGATAATATCAACCGGGCGGCAGATGCAACAGAGGATTTCGGAAACAAAGCCACATCTACCAAGAACAGGATAAATGCTTTGCAGAAGCAGCTCCAGGGTGCCGGCGAGGATGTACACGTTCTCTACAACCGTGTCAAGGAGTTCATGCAGAACTATTCGGAGAACAATATCAACTTCCACGTCAACTTCGATGCCAAGATACCATCTTGGATGCAGAATATGAATATTCCGGAGCTAGGACGCTTAGGTAAATACTTCTCTGCTTTGGCACGCGACCTTGCAAACAACAAGAAGTCTGGTGCGCTGGTCAATGGTAAATGGATGTCAACCAACGATATTGCCCAGCGAGGATGGGATTATACCAATGCAGCGAATACCAAGCAGACCAAGGCAGAAGACGATGCTAAGCAGAAGCGTCGCGAAAAGGAAGATGCAGAAGCAAACGCAAAGAAGAACGCTGCCAAAGCAAAGAAAGCAGCCGCCGATGCTAAGAAGCTAGCAGAAGACCGCAAGAAGGCCCAGGAAGAACTAAATGAGGATTTGAAGCAGCTGCAGCAGGAAAATATCGACACCGATATATCTCAGATGCAGGAAGGCACGGAGAAGAAGCTTGCTGAAATCAAGAACGACTATGCCAAGCGCAAAGCAGAGATTGATAAGCAGGAAGCAGAGTTCAAGAAGAAAAACAAGGAAGCTGGCAAGAAAGTAACCCTTACCTCTGCTCAGTCCAATGCCCTCAATAAGGCTAGAGACCTCGCTACCCAAGAGTATAACAAGAAGCTTGATGAGGTCAACAGGGAAGCCCTCACCTCTATGCGTGACTACTTGGAGGAGTATGGTTCACTCTATCAGCAGAAACAAGCCATTGCCGAGGAGTATGAAGAGAAGATTGCCAAGGCTCAGACGCAGGGCGAAAAGCTATCTCTTCAGCAGCAGAGAAAGAAGGACCTCCAAACCATCGAGATAAATGCCATCAGACAGAACATCGATTGGGGAAGCGTCTTTGGAGACTTCGGTGCTATGTTCAAAGACCAACTAGAGCCTACCATTGAGAAGCTGCAGGAACTCTCCAAGAGCACAACAGATGTTAATGAGCAGAAGACCATACAGGAACTTATCTCCAAGTTACAAGGCTCTGCCACCGTATGGGATAGTGACATCTTCAAGAAGGTTTCGGACGATATCAACTCCTATCAGTCAGCCATGCAGGGCTATATTGATGCACAGAATCGAGAGATTGAAGCCACAAAAGCTGTCACCAAGGCGCAGGAAGACCTCGCCAAGGCTAAGAAGAGTGGTGACAAGACAAGTATCAGCAAGGCTGAAGCCAACCTCTCTAGAGCGCAGGGCGTACTTGCAACCGCATCTAACAACGTTTTGGAGTTCGGTTCATCAGTTCAGAAGGCATCATCAGACTTGCAGACATCTGCACAGAAGGCTGTTTCTCAGTTCCAGCAGCTTGAAAATGGTTTGCAGGGTCTCACATCTGGGTCACTCAAAGGCATAGGAAACTCTATTCTAGGGCTTGACAAGCTTTTCGGCGGCTCTATGCAGAAGGACGTTGCCAACACTCTAGCAAAGGGCATCCAAGGGTTGCTCGGTAAAGATAGTGACGCAGCCAAATCTCTGACGAAAGCTTTAGGGGATAGCGGTATGGCAGGTGAAATAATCTCAGCAATACTCGGTATCCTCGATATTCTGAAAGATGGATTCGGAACACTCATCAGCAACCTCATGGACACGGTCTTTGGCGCAGTAACGGGCATCCTCGATGATGCTTTATCGGGTGACATCGTTATGAAGCCATTGAAGAGTATCGGGAACAACGTTTCTCATATCCTCAACACGCTTTCGTTCGGTGGCTTTAATAGTCTGTTCGGTGGAGACGGAAATGCAAAGAAAGTCAATGATACTATCGAAAGGCTGACGGATAGAAATACCCTCTTGCAGCAATCCATCGAGGATTTGACTGACGCAATGGAAAACTCCTATGGTTCCAAGGCAACCTCATACTACGAGCAAGCCTATAAGAATCAGCAGGAGACTAATCAGAACTACCTAGACATCGCAAAAGCGCAGGCAAGCTATCACGGTTCGCACGGCTCATGGAATCACTATTGGGGTGGCTTCGGTAGTGATGAGATGGATTGGATCAAGAAGAACGTCAAATCAGATTTCAATGGCGACCTTTTCTCCCTCAGCCCAGAGGAAATGAAGCTCCTCCGTGGCAACGTTGCCATTTGGGAGCATATTGAGAACACTGGAAAGGGTAACTATGGTGGGCGTCTGACGGAGAAGTTGAATGACTACATAGACCAAGCGGGCAAGCTGGATGAGTTATCAGACAAGCTGAATGAAAGCCTTACGCAGATTTCCTTTGACAGCATGAAGGATAGCTTCGTGTCAGACCTTATGGATATGAGCAAGTCAGCGCAGGACTTTGCAGACGATTTCGCTGAAATGACGCAGAAGGCTCTTCTCTCCTACTCTATGGAAGACCTTATCAACGGAGACTTGAAGAAGCTCTATGATGATTGGGCGAAGGCTATCAAGGACAACGATGGCAAGCTTACCGAAACAGACATAGAAGCATTCAACAAGCGTTACGATGATATAGTCCAGGAAGGCTTGAAGAGACGTGACGAGTGGGCAAAGGTGACAGGCTACACTGGTTCCTCATCCTCATCACAGACCGCAACAAGCGGAGGATGGGCATCTATGGGGCAAGATACCGCAGACGAGCTGAATGGTCGCTTCACCGCCCTGCAGATAGCAGGAGAATCCATCGCTCAGAACATGACTACCACCATATCACAGATGGAGAGCATCGTTACACTCGGTATCTCAACTAATGGCGCAGTATTGGAGATTAGAAACATGATGATTATGACAAACAGCTACCTCGAAGACATCGTGAAGTATTCAAAGCTTACATATAATGACTTCGGAGCCAAGCTGGATGACATGAACAGAAGATTAAAGGATATTTGACCTCTATAGGCTTTTCGCTTGTCAGCCCTTACAACTACACTCAACAATAGCAAAAGCGGCTCTCAGCGAAGCCTATGAGGTTATTTAATGATTAAATAGTTATGCTTAAAGGACAACTTTACATAAATGGTAATGATGCCTACCTTACGTGGGGCATATTCTTAGACGAAACTGCCCTCAGTGCGCTCATGACCCCTGCACCAAACAAGGAGTTCATCAGCAACAAGTATCGCTCAAAGGACGGAAAGTCGGTTATCAAGCACAATCCTAGATTGGATGAGAGGGAGATAACGCTGCCGTTCAATATGACCGCCAAGGACTCAGATACGTTCATGATGAACTATGCTAGGTTCTGCGAGGAGGTTCTTGCCAAGGGAGAGTTGGTTATCCGCACCCGATTCCAGCCTAATGTGTGGTATCGGTGCATCTATCTCTCCTGCACTCAATTCAGTCAGTTCATTCGGGAAATGGCTAAGTTCAGCCTAAAGCTCAACGAGCCAGACCCTAGTGACAGAGGTGAAACAAGTAAATACGCAAGCTCATGATTCAGATTAAGAGAAATAACAAGGTATTCTTCACACTAGAGGACTTCGGTGAGGGTTCTAAGCTGTCATATCAGCTTATGGACCACCACTACATCATCTTGAAGTTCACTACGGCAACGCCAGTCTATTTCGAGATTGGTGATTCCGTGGAGATTCCCGACTTCGGTTACTTTGAGCTTACATCATCATACTTCCCTAAGCACAATGATAGTGATGGCTACGACTACGAAATGCAGATGGATGCCTACTATATGTCTTGGAAGAATAAGATTTGCAAGTATCGCCCTCAGCACGGAGCAAACGAGACCTCCTTCAACCTCACCACAACGGTAGGCGTACACATGAACGTTATACTCGGCAACCTAAAGGCGCTAGGGCTTACGTACAATGGCAAGGAGTTCTCTGTTGACTACACTACGTACAACAACAAGGCTTTCGATGTTCAGAAGAGATTCTTGATCGAGTACGGCTCTATCAGTATTCTCGATGCTCTCAACGCCATCTGTTCCGAAGACGCACTCAACTGCGAGTGGTGGATAGATGGCTCTATTATATACCTTGGATATTGCGAAATGGAAGGGCAGACAACATTCGAACAAGATGTTAATGTTCTGTCTATGTCCTATTCGGAATCTAAGTCAACTTATATCACAAGACTGTACGCATTCGGCTCAGACAGAAATATTCCGAAGGGATATTTCACTGGTGCCGATGCGGACGTCACCACCGATGGTGTAGCTACCGATTACCTCATGCTTCCAAACAAGGAAGTGGATAGTGATGGTTTCTACGCCAAGGATGGTTACCTGGAGAATGTGAATGTCGTGAAGAACGACAAGCAGGCTATCGAAGGTGTCGTGATGTTCGAGGACGAATACCCGAAGGTTGAATGCAGTGTGAGCAGAATCAAGACCTACGATAGCACTGTTGATAACGATGATGGAACTAAGACTACACAGACGTTTTGGCAGGTTGGTTCAACGGACTCCTTCGCTGAAAGCTTTGAAGCTAGTTGGATAAAGAGCAACCTCACTCTAGGTATCAAGTTCACTAGCGGTGCCCTCATGGGTATGGAGTTCGATGTTAGTTTCAAGATTATAGACAAAGAGAACTTTTTCGAGATAGTGGCTAACGACACCTACGGAAGAACACTCCCCGATAGTGTCATGTGCCCGAAGGTAGGTGATAAGTTCTTCCTCTACAACTGGGACGCAACCAAAATTGCAGATACGGACCTCATCCCTACTGCTCAGTTATCTCTGTTCGATAGAGCGAAGCAGTACTATCAGAAGACCATGATCAGCAACTCAAACTTCACCTGCACGATGGATGGTGACAAGTTCTACAATGATGGAACATACGATTATCATCCTCTCGGTGAACAGGTAAAGCTGATTAATGATATGTTTGCGCATGTGGACGCGGATGGCAAGCACTACCGAAACTCTCGTATCATCGGAATGGAGATACCTTTGGATATTCCTTACGACCACCCTCAGTACACAGTAGGCGAAAAGGCTGCAACAAGCCGGTTGGGTAAGTTGGAAGACAAGGTTGACTCCGTTAAGGTGAATGGAATGCAGATAGGCGGCACAGGAAGCGGTAATGGTGGAGGTGTCTATGTCATTGGCATGAACGATACCACTCCTGCATCCGATAGTAACGTTTATTCTGCTAGACGCTCTAGAATGGAGTTTGTATCTAGGCTGCTGGATAACACCGCACACGGAACCATCACATTTCAGAAGGTGCAGAAGTTCGTGCAAGGTTTCTTCCTCGGTCACTCAAATGAGTTCAGCATAGATGGAAGTGGTAACGCTATTTTATCTAGTGTCTTGGTGAATCTCTTGAAGTCTCTCGACTTTAACGAGGCAGAGCAGAGTGGATTTGCAATCAAGCAGAGAAGCGATGGAAAGTTTCAAATGTTGCTCACGGACTTGATAGTATGGGGTAAGGCGATTTTCAATACGCTGCTTATTCGAGAATTATCCTACGTTGGAGGTAACATCGTTCTCTCCCCTTCTGCTGGCAAGATAAGCTATATCAAGGAAGTATATAGCGAGACAACGAATGAGCTGATTGGCTGGAAATGCTATCTCCTCGCTGATGATGGAACGACCGCCACTATCAACTCATTCAAGGTGGATGACCAAGTTAGGTGCAAGACGTTCAACATCAAGGCTGGTGTCTATGAGAACGTCAGCAACAAAGATTACTGGAGACTTGTCACAAAGGTATCAGCCGAGAACGAGGCAATCACGGATTCGGAAGGTCACGAACTCTACGACGGAAAGAAGTTCGCATGGATTCAGATAGCGAAGGATAATTGCATGGAAGGCTCGGACAACCCTGCTGTTGGTGACACTATCGTGCTCATGGGTAACAGAAGCGACAGAAGCCGACAGCACCTTCTGATGATGGAGACCGAAGGAGATTCCGCACCTACGTTCACCATGTACCGAGGTATCAACTCCTATTCTCTTAAAGGCAAATCCATCTTCGATGTAGGATTCAACGGCATCAACATCGTGTCAAAATATTACCACATAACCACCGTTGACGGAGAGAAGATTTGGACTCCCGTCTATCGTGGTGATTGGAAGGAAGGTACGGAATACAGCTACTATGATGAGGTTACATGGCTTGGCACAAGATGGCTCTGTATTTCTCCAGAAGGACAGACCACAACAGATGAACCATCTGAGGATTCACCTTATTGGAAGGCGACTACGAATATATATAAGCCGCAAGTTATCCTATATACAGATATTGTTTACAGCGGTATCTCTATAGGCGAGACACACAACATTACTTGCAAGCTAATGCTTGGTGATAAAGATGTATCAAACGGAGTAGCTTCATGGAAGGTGACACGCAAAACCAATGATTCCTTAGATGATGCTGCATGGGCGACTAAAGATAAGGTTAAGAACTTCAATGGCTCAATAGATATTGTCTGGTCTAATGATGGAACAGAAGACGATTTGGGCAAGGGTGATACTGCGAAATTTGTATTCACAGCAACGACCACAACAGGAAAAATTCATCAAGAATATATTAAAGTTTAAAAAATAGGAGATTAAAAATATGGGAAAAGAAATTCATCTTTCGGCAACCGCAGCAGTCAGACGAACATTGAAGGGTGACACATTATCCCTCAGTCTGCAAACAAATGGCGTACCGCTCTTTCAGGGATTGAACCCTGATACGTTTACCGTATCGCCAAAATGGAGCGAGAGCGGAACGCATCCTATCATTACTCCATCTGTTGGCTCTGCACGTAAAAACAACGTAACACTGACAAATCACGCATGGGCTTACAACGGAAAAAATTTAGGATTCAGCTCTAGCGGTACTGGATGGGAGACCTCGACTGTTGATAATAGATTCAAACTAAATCATGCTAATGGTTCTCTCTCTATTATCGGAGACATCGCATCTAAGGTCAATCAAGATTCCGATACTCTTACCTATTCGGGCGATGCCGTATTGGGAGCTAGCATATATCCAATGCAGAAAAGCATTGATATATTGGTATCTATGTTGGGCGGCTCATCTTATTTCGGAGGTGTTTCTGCTGATACTACTGTGTTAAGCAAGGGACAGACAGAAGCTACCCTCAGACCTTGGTTATTCAACTCCGCAGGTGGAGAGGTTTCTACCTATTCTATTAATCTGTATCGTGGCAGCGGAACAGACCTTGCAGGAACTTACACAAATCCGGAAAGCGGTATCACTATACACAGAGATAAGACGGGAGATTCGGACAAACTCTATGTAGATAGTCATCAGCTCTTCGTCCTTGAGTTCGTTGTTGATGGTGCTGCCGTGTATAGAACAGGTATCAGCATTGATGATATATCTGATATTTATCAGCTTGCCCTTAATTCGGTAGGACAGGTTGATGAAGATAGTAATCAGACGTTCAGATGTATCGTTACCAACTGCGAGACAGGACTAGTACCGAAGAGTATAACTGGCAATGTCACCTTCGTTATCTATACTGATAGCAATGGTAACATCGAGAATAAACGCTCGGAGACAATTACTTGGGCAAAGAACGTCAGTGACGGATTCGTTGTGAGGGATGCTGATACGATTGATGAAAACAAAAATATCATCGGTGTATCGGTGTCAGCAGATGCTTATTTAACAGTTGATGATTAGGAGGAACGCTTATGCCAATAGTTAGTAATAAGGCGAATAGAAAATTCGCCCCTTTGGACGTTTCTGTATCAGTAGTGTGCGCATCGCCTAAGTCTCCATTCATGCAGACTATGGCTGGCGATAAATTCTTCCCAGACAGAACACAGAGCGGCTTTGAGTGTATTGCCTACCCGAGTATCAATGCTACGGCAAAGGATGACTCATGGGATAGCAAGCAGTCGAATATGTCTCTTGCCAATATGGTATGGAAGGTTTCTACGGGCACGGAATGGAAGGACATATCTAAGATTAATTCTTGGAGCGGTAAGTATAGCATTGATACAAGCAATACATCTAATCGTGGTTCGCTTACTATCAAGAGGAATCTTTCAAGTAATGATAAGCAGCAGTTGCAATTCGAAGCTGACCTGTATGATTATAGAACGAATTCTATATTGCATATCACCGCTGACCCTATTACTCTGTATACGGCAGATAAGGGTGCATATACCTATGGTATGGGTATTCGGGAAGATACCGATATATCCTATAACCCATTCCTTGATAAGCTGGCTCTCTACGAGTATAAGGTTGCTAATAACATCATATCGGCATCTACGGAAGCAAGAAACGCTTGCTTTGACGGCAATCAGTATGAATGTCACATTCCGATTGATGTATATAAGTCTAAGGATAGAATTACAAGCGGATTCTCTATTGAGCTGTATCGAGGAACGACTAAGATGTCTGCTTCTTCTGCTGCAAGCCCTAACGAGATTATATCTATCTCCACATCTGAGATTGTGCTTGACCTTAGACTTGTAGAGAAGAATAATTATACCATCAAGGCGGTAATAAACGGCAAGGCTGTTGCTCAGTTCCAATTTTCCGCTTCTAGGTTCTATCCTTCTTTCAATCAGCCTAAGTTCATGGTATGCAATGATATTGAATGGGGTAAGATATACAGAAGCAACAAGGCTATTTTGGAGTACAACGGAAGGGTTGTTGAATACCCTAACCGCATCATAGAATTGCAATGGCATACCGAAGCTTCAAACGGAAGTGTCATAACAAAGAAGTCTTGGCAAGAGGGAAATAGCTGTACCTTCTCTATCGAAGAGAGTGGTCTTGGCGATGTTGAGAGCGATTATCTTGAAGAACAGATAGAATACAGACAGCGACCTGCCAACGACTATCTCATTGATGAAGATAGCAATTACCTGCTTGATGAGGATGACAATGCTTTAATTGATTAATATGTATAATTAAAAAATATAAGATATGGGTGTTAAATTAACAGAAAAGAAGCTTGTTACGGCAATGAATACCGACCAAACCTTCTTGATTGTAGTAGATGGAGCTCTTCGCAGATTAAGTCTCGGAGACCTTCAGAAAATGATGAGTAACAATATTTTCTACCCATCAATTACATTGGAGCAGTCTTCTAACCCTAAATTCGCTCTGCCAACGCCTTTCATGGCTGATATGTATCAGAGAGCAATGGGTGGATATATGATGAAGGTTGTGAATGGTAAGGTGTATGCTGCTAAGCTAGACCCTAGTAATTGGGAGTTCTTCGCTGACGGAACAAAGGTAGATGATGCGTCAAAGTATGAAACGATGGTTCATGTTCCCGATTGTCACTTCAAGGCTGATAACAAGACATTGCAATTCGGAGGATTGTTCCCTATTTCGGGCGGTAAGACTTTCGATTCGCCAAACTGGGTAGGTGCATACAAGATGTACGTAGATGGAAGCGGTGTTGGTCATTCAAGACCTAACGTTGCCCCTTCACATTCAAGGACGATGAGTGCATTTTGGGCTTGCGCACAGAAGCTTGGTTCGAACTTTGGTCTTGCAAACTATGGATTTCAATGCCTCATAGAAGCATTGGAACAAGTAAGCTTCGGTGACCTTAATACACAATCTGTAATTGGAGCTGGATTCCAAAGTAGTTCTTGGGAAGCATGTCGTGATGTACCTATTGGCAAGTGTATCTCACTCGGTGATGGCAGCGGTAAGGTACTCTATAATGATGCTACTCTCGGTAATCAATACCCTGTTAAATTATTTGGATTTGAGGATTTATGGGGTAAGCTTTGGGAGTTCCGTCCAGGCATCCGTTTCTACATGGATGGCGATACTCAATACGCTGTTGTCTATAGCGGTAATCAGGTAAGTAATACGGCAAATGGGCGAAAATTTACCATTCCGTCATCAGCAAATGGAGAGTATATTACACGAAAGACACTGGGTGCATATTGGGATGCGTTTCCGCAAGCCGTAGGAGGCGGTGGTAGCACGTACTACTGCGATGGATTCTGGGCTTTGACAAGTGGCGAGCTGCTGTTCGCTGGGGGTTTCGCTGTCTACGGGTCGCTATGCGGTCTTTCGTATTCGGACTCGGGCGCCGGTTTCTCGATCTCGGGGACGAACGTCGGCGCTCGCTTGAATTCCTACACAAGATTTCTATTTTTAGAATTACGATATAATTTACACTGTTCCTCGCAAGTCGTAAAGCTACGGGATAGCTTTTGGACGAGAGAGCACATGATTGAACCTGTCTCGATGGAGGGATATTTATTCCGACAGAGCGAAGATTAAAGGCGTTGGGTATGAGCAGTTGGGTATGTCCGACTACAACAGAGTCCCCTCTCGCAAGTAAGTGATACAGTTGTACGTATGTGCCGAAAGCCAGTGAGCCGAGAGTGTAGAAAGCCTATTGATAAGGAAAGCGATTTTTGAAATATTGGTTGAAGTATAAAAATGACGGACACACAAGAGCTGGCGTATAAGCGAAAGGCTAAACTTCGCAAGAAGCACAGAAAGGTCAGAGTAGAGCTTGTCAGTGATATGACTAACCTCAAGATTGCGGTAAGGAAATCACGCAAGGGAAAGGAAGGAAAGAAGGGAGTGGTGATATTCGATAAGGACTATAATGGTAATCTTTTAAGATTACAGAGAAGTCTTATAGATGGAACTTACAAGACTAGCGAAGGGCACGATTGTATGAGACGATGCCCTTGCGGTAAGGTAAGAAAGCTTCATAAGCTTCCGTACTTCCCAGACCACGTTGAGCAGCATGCCTTGATGCAAGTTCTGATGCCGCACCTTATAAGAGCTCTCTATATAGAGAGTGGGGCAAGTGTAAAAGGCAGAGGAATGATTTATGCGAAGCGCAGAACAGAAAGATGGATAGACGAGAATAAGTCATGTGGAAGATTGTACTATTGCAAACTTGACTTCGTTAAATTCTATGAGAACGTAGACCAGCAGGAGATATACAAATCTCTGTGTGATTTCTTTACCGATCAAGGCGTTAGAAGACTTTTGCATGAAGTTATCTTTGCCTTACCGAAAGGTCTAGGTATTGGTCTATATCCTATTCAGACACTTACCAATTTCTATATGAGTATATTGTGTAGATTGGTATGTAGGAAGTTTGATGTTAAGGTAGAGATATATTGTGATGATGTCATTATATTGGGTAAAAACGAAAAGGAAGTATGGAAAGCCATCAACTTCATATTTGAATATGCTGATGAAGTGATGCACCAGCAGTTGCACGATAATATCGGAATGCAGATAATTGATGAAGCTCATTTCCTTGATTTTGTCGGTTACCGATTCTATTTCAATCATACAATGTTGAGAAAACGCATGAAGGAGAAATTCAAAAAGAAGATGCACAACCTTAAAAATCCTATGAGGAGATACCAAGTGGCTATGAGCTACAAGGGTTGGTTGATGCACTGCGATGGTTTTAATCTTTGGAGAATGATAACAAAAATGAATAGTTTTGATGATTTTAAGATGCCGCAGATTGAGGACAGAGATGCCAACGGCAAGAGAATGTTTGAAGGTCAGAGGATGAGCGCAAGCTACTTTTCCGAGAGACCTATCGTTTTCCTTGATGTTGAATTTGACGTAAACAGCAAGGTTCATAAATCGGGGAAGAGCAATGTTGTCAGCGTTGAGGAGAACGGACAGAAGTTTAAGTTCTTCACTAACAACAAGAAACTCGTAGAGCAGTTGAAATGGTGCTCAGACAATGATAAATTCCCGTTCCTGGGAAAGTTGCGTAGAATGAATCAGAGTGGAAACCCTGATTTCAGAATTGTAGGAACAAAAGCATAAAAGTATAATATTTAAAAAGAAAGGATATTATCATGGAAATTAGAAAGTCTACATTTGATTACTCACCTAGTCTGATTGAGTATGAGGGTAATTATATTCGCATCAATTTCGATGTTGAGCAGATTGAGTTGGAAAACAGTATGGATAGCAGTGAAGGCAAAAAAACTACCCGAATGGCTTATGCCGCACACGTTGTCCGTATTGAGCAGCCTTTGGAGCGAGGTAAGGTTGTTGATGCAATCGTCTCATCCGCTTATCCTACAGACAAGATGCAAGCTATCATCAATAACCATTTCGCTAATCTTGCCAAAATTGCGGATGGCAAGAAGCTTGATGCCGATGATGAGGAGCATGAATCAGAGTATGAATCTATGCAGAAGTGGCGCACGAAGGCGAAGGCTGTAGCTACGGATGTTATAGACAATTATATCAGCACTCATTAAAAGGAGGATAATAGCCTATGAAAAAGGTAGTACATCTTTTTGCCTCGCAGCGTGTCAACCGCAAGGCACGTACTGACAATGAAGAGGTATTCAGGGAGAAAGTTACGCTCATTACCAACAAGGAGATGAGTATCGGTCAGCTTACAGACTTTTCTCAGTTGGTTAAGGATTTTGCTGCGGCAGGTATTGTTATTAACGGAAATCAAGTTGCTATTAAGGGCGATAAGGTAACTATATACAATAAAGATGAAGTTGCTCTCTTTGCCCAAGATGGCAAGCTCAATGCTAGCCTTATTAATGCAGAGACTATCAATGTGAACCATGTTTATGCAAGGAGTTCGGAAGGTGCAAGTATCATAGGCCATTTTGGTAACTTCGATAAAGCCGATGCTGTAGTAGGTAGTGATAAGTGTCCGCTTTGGCTTGGTGCAGCATTGGCAAAGGATGCGCCATTCAGAGTAACGAAAGATGGTTATATATATGCGTATAAGGGTATATTCGCAGGAGAACTGAAGAGTGTGACAGGCTCTTTTTACAGATTGACTGCTGTTAGTTCTGATGGAAATAAAATCGCTGGTTCAATATATTTTGATGGTGCTGGACGTATAACATTTGATGCAGATATTTATAATCAAGGATATAATTCTGCGGCGAAAAGGGGTTGGCGTTTCTATGCTAGTAATGTATGGTGTCGTTCAGCCTTTGGGCATCGACAGAGTACATTGGCAGTAGTATCTGGGGATGTTATGCAAGTTTATCCTGACGGATACGATAGCGAAAGAATACCTGTGCCTCTAGAGCGTGTTTCTTATGACAATAAAACCGTATACAAAATTCCATTGTATAGTCCTAATGAAAATTTGTCCGGATGTCCTATTGATATAGTAGTATTCAGTCCTCTTAGAGCAATTGCTACATATTATTACGAGTTTGTACCTGGAGGAACAGGTAAGCGTTGGATGGCAATAAATGCCAATGACAATAATAATGGAATACATTTCTGTGATGTCGGTGGATGGCATCAACTTAATGGTGGAGAAACAATAAATCTTGTATATATAAACCCAGAATTACTTATTCCTAGCCAGGAGGATAAGACCTATTTCGGTCGTGGTATCTTCTGGAGCGGAGTAAATGATTTGAATTGGGACAATAGATAATTATAAAAGCAAAAATAAATATGAAAAAGAATTTCAATGTACCTTTCAAGAATTGGAAGGGTGAGGTGATAGTATCACCAGTAAAGAACGAGAGCGGAGAGGAAACCTACAAGCAACAGATTATAGGCGATATTGTAGGAAAGGTACTCTTCGAGGTGATAGACAATCAGAGTATTCAGCTATCGGGCGAAGAAAAGCTACGTGCTTATCGGGTAGCCTGCAAGATAGGCAAGGATGCTGAGAACGTAGACCTCGAATCTGAGGATATTATTCTTATCAAGAAGATACTCTGTCCTGTGATGGCTGTAGGTGGTTATGGTCAGATTGTTGATTTACTAGAAGGATAGGAACAGATAAGGCGGTTCACTACATGGTGACCGCCTTATTCTTTTCTCGTCCGTCAGGGAAGTGTGTTGCATCGAATTTTTCTATAGGCTCTGTTATCATGTCAGCGAAATATGGAGCATCATAGCCGCCGAAAGATGGAATTAAATCACTAAGATAGCCATATCTACCTTTCCTTCGTTCCTCCTCTGCTTGCGTTACTAGACCTTTCTGCATTCTAACAGCGAAAGGAAGTTTGTTGAAACTATAGATACCATCTATCCAGTCGTTAGGGTGCGGATTACACTTGTGCTCAAGCTCTCGCTCTCCAGAAGTTGATGGCAACCTACTGCCACCTACCAGGTACATCATTTGATTTTCGTATGGTTCTAATTTTTTCATAATCTTAATATTTTGATTTCTGCTGCAAAGTTACGAAAATAAACTGAAAGCGCAATGTTTCTGTTACCATTTTCTTCAATTTTGGTAACAAAAAATCGGTAACAAAACTTTCAGATTATTACTTTTTTATGAAGTTTAACACAAAAATATTCTCATTTTCGTTGATTTTGCGCAAAAAAGTGTATCTTTGCACAATAATTTAATTTAATTTAAATCAACCTAAAAAAAAGAGATTATGACTAAAGAAGACGAAGAAAACCTATTAAAGTGGTTGCAAGACAAGGACATCAGTGAGGTGATGGATTTACTGATGAGACATGGTAATCGGTATAGTAGAAGAATTTTGAAGTTCTTCCGCTGGTTCTGCAAGTATGTTCCAATTACTATTATGCTATTTCACGCTTATGGTATGTGGAATTTTAGTCAGCATCCACGAGACATGTTCATCCCATACGCAGAAAATACGCCTTGCTATCTCTACATATATTTTATGGTGTACGTCCTACCTATGGTTCTTATACTGGCAAGCCGATTTTTCTTCTTATGTTGGAGGTACCGCATTCCCTTCTTCTACTTTGCAAGCATTAATGCGGCTCACATTGTTGAATGGAGCTGGTATACCACCAAAGATATGATAGATTCCTGCTTCACTATCATGGTGGTAATGGCAATATTCTATCTGTACTCTTTTGTGGATTTGTTTATCAGTAAAACAAATTTAGGACGTAAAATCTGCGCATAATATGGGAAAGATACTAAATTATAAGCTGCTCGGCACGGCTTTGAAATCATTGGCTGACGCTTGCTTTAAGGCTGACGAACAGCAGAAGAACGGAGAGAAAGTCACCGCTTGCGGAATGAGCGATGAGGACTTGGATAGATTATGTGACATCATACCAGATATGCTCAACCCGATGATGAGCACGGAGGAGGTCAAGGAGAAACTGCACGTTTCTGATGCTACCTTAAACAGAATGGTTGCTAGAGGTGATATTCCGAACGGAGAATGCAAAAAGCGAGGGCACACCCGATATTTTAAGAAGTGGGATATTCTGCACTTCATTAAGAGTAAGAGAGGTAAGTGATTGCCTCTCTTTTTTATATGTTAGAATAAAGTTTTGCACTTTTTCGTAAAATCTATTTGATGATTAAATATTTTGTTGTATATTTGCAGCGTTATTGTTTAATCATCAAATAGTTATAGTATGGCAGATAGAATTAAAAATATTGTTGTAGGCGTAGTTCTTGCACTCATCGCCTATCTTAAACCGATTGAAGGCGAGTTGTCTTCGCTTATGATTGTCTTCACCCTCAACTTTATTTTCGGTTATCTTAGTGGCATGATTGCAAAAGGAGAGAACTTCGAGTTGAAGAAGGCAGTTGTGTGCATCGGTCACGCTACTGTGTTCTTCGTCCTTTGTGCAGCAGTATATGCAATCGGACGATTCAAAGGACAAATGGAAGGTTCCGTTCAATGTGTTTCTTTTATCTCGTATCTAGTATTGTGGTTCTACGGATGCAATATTCTGAAGAACTTGAAACAGATATTCAAGAAAGGTACCCCTCCTTGGTATGTAGTGAGTTTCCTCTATTATCTCATGCGCTTCAAATTTATCGAGAAGATTCCATATTTGTCAGACTATCTAAATTACACAGAAAAGGAGGAAAAGATATGATGTTAGCGATTATTATGGTGGCAGCTATTATAGGAAGCATTCTTGTATTTGGCTGCATTATTCAAGGAAATGATTATAGCGAGGAGGAGAAGTAAACATGGCTGATTCTAGTAAACTCGTTCCGTTTATCCTCAGTTGGGAAACGGACAAATATACAAATAACAAGCATGACAGGGGTGGCGCTACAAAATACGGCATTACCCTTGCTACCTGGAAAAGAGTCGGGTATGACAAGAATGGTGATGGTGTCCTTAACGAGGAAGATGTAAAACGCCTTACTGAGGAAGACTTTCATCGTGTTTTTAAGCAGAACTATTGGAACGCTTGCAAAGCAGATAGAATACAGGATCAGAGCGTAGCCAACATGCTGGTAGACTTTGCTTATAATAGCGGAGTCAGCAAAGCGGTAAAACATCTGCAACTTGTATTAGGTATCACAGCAGATGGTATTATCGGTAATAAGACGCTGTATGCCATTAATAAATCCAATGGAGAAAGATTATTCGAAGCCTTCAAGAAAGATAGAAAAGCTTATCTAAAGAGAATTGCAGTCGGTGACCAGAAAGTTTTTCTTAAAGGGTGGCTTCGCAGACTTAGCTACATTACGTATCGTAATCTAAAATTGAATAAATGATGAAATGGTATGATATAAGATTTTGGAAATGGGCAACCATTACCCTAGTGGTAGGTCTTGCGCTTGTTTCTGTCTTAGGGTGCAGTACTCCTAGAGCAGTAACTACACAAACCTTCATCACAGACAAGCAGAGTGAAAAGAAGTTCGATTCCCTCTTCACTACCCGATTGTCTTATGCCTTCGAGCAATGGCAACATATCCAAAAGCGAGAAACAGAAAAGGCTACAAAAGATAGCAGCTATGTAAAAGATAGCACAGCAACCCGATATGATGCGCAAGGGAATAAGATTGGTGAAGATCGTTTTCATTACGAGAGTCACTATTTATTTGAAAAAGAACGAAGAAAGCTACTCGATACCATCAGTATATATAAAGCATACAAAGATAGCCTTACATATTACAGAGAAAGATGTGATTCCTTATCAAAGATTGGTACCTCTCAGTTCTATAAGATTGACGCTCCTTCTATAAAAGAGAAATCTCTGTCAAGTATACAGAAGATATTCTTGAAAACGGGGCAGATGTTTTGGTTCTGCTTTATACTCATAGTTATGTACTTATTATATATATCAAGGAAGAAAAAGAAATGTTCTTAGAAAAGTTGTTTAATTAAGGTTTTAAGATTTATTTTTGGATAACTAGGGCGACTACTCGTGATGAGCGGTCGCCCTTTTTGTTTGCAAAGTAAATTCTTCCGTTCTAAGAGGATAAAAAATGAGTCTACCTACTATCACCATAAACCACTGATTTATAGCCACTAACGAAAACTATGATAGCCTTATAGCTTATTTCAAAACAATTTTCTAACTTTGCACACGTAACGTTACAAATAGTGTTAGTTAAATATTAAGGTTAAATTAAAAATTCGGGATATGGAAAGTAAAACTTACGTGTTCAATCCAGAGAGCGGCACAAGCGGCACAGGCTCTAATGGAATCTTGGCTATGCTTCCTGCACTCATGCAGAGACAGGGTGTTGACCCAGGTCTTATTGCACTCTTGAACAACCGTGGAAACGGAAATGGTTGGGGTGAAGACATCTTTGCAATCCTCCTCTTGTTCATCCTTATGGGCAATAATGGTATGGGGTTCTTCGGAGGTAATCGCTGCATGGGTTCTAACGGACAGGGCGGTGTTGTGCCAATGCTTAACAATGATGCCAATACAGCCGTTATCATGCAGGCTGTTCAGCGCAATGGTTTTGACGTTCAGAGCTTGGCTACAGCCCTCAACACATCAAGTGACGCAGTCATGGCTGCAATCAATGGCTTAGGTCATCAGATTTGCAACCTCGGCAATCAGATGGGCATGAATGCTAATCAGATTTTGACTGCTATCATGCAGGGTAATAATGCCATCGCTACTCAGTTGGCAGAATGCTGCTGCAAGACCAACAATGCCATAACTGCTATGGATGGCAACCTCAAGTTGTCTATCTGTCAGCAGACCCACGCCATCAATGATACGGCAAATGCCAATGCTTTGATGCTCCGTGACAAGGCAGATGCTAACAATCAGTCTGTCTTGGCTAAGTTGGATCAGATGCAGACACAGGCAATGCAGGATAAGCTCGATGCTTTGAGAGAGAAGAACAGCGCCCTGCTTGCTCAGATTTCAAACGAGCATCAGACACAGGCTTTGCAGTCTTATCAGGCGCAGGTCATCACACCAGTAAATGCAGCTTTGGCTGCACTGCAGGCAGAGGTGGCTGGTATCAAGTGCAAGTTGCCTAATACCATCAGTGTTCAGTACCCTCAGTACGGAGTATTCAACAAGGACGTTTATACTGCTGCCGCCATGGGAGCTTACGCAGGTGATGTAGCGGCTTCTCGTTCAACTGTAGGATGCGGTTGTTAGGAAAGGAGGTAACTATGTTCCCTTTATATCCATTCAATCCATTTATTCCAATCGGTCAGAGAAACCAAATCAAACGTATTGATGTAGGCGGTATCTATGAACTGAAGACAAATGCTCAGCAGGTCACAGATGCTAGTGTAGATTATGGTATCAATCCTTGCTACTACAATGCTTTGCCTTGCGAGTGCATTGTACTCTTGAAGATACATCAAGGAGTTGCCGCTGGAAGTGCGACACTTCCTGTCACAATCGTAACTCCAAATAGTGGCTCTACCACTATTAACGGAACCGCCAACACTAGCGGAACTACTTCCGGCACAACAAAGGTGCCAGTTGTTGATCATGTAGGTAAGGCAGTGACGGGAGCTAGCGTTTCTGAAACTACGGAGGCTTTGGCATACATCAATAAGAAGAGCGGTATTATCCGACTGCTTGGGTTTCAGCAGCCTACAGGCGGCTAACAGAGTATTAACTATGGGACAGACTGAAAAGTCTGCCCCTTTAATAAAAGAGAAAGAAAATGTTTCAAGGACTAAGACAGTCTTCTCTCTTCTACATCTTAGACAAGGGAGGAGAAAAGCCGACTCTAAGAATCGGTCAAGTAATATCGGTCAGCAATCCTCAGCAGAAATATCCTAGCTACGTGCCAGGACAGACTCCGACATTGGAGACGACCGTTGATGTTAAGGTACAAGTAGAAGACCAGCAGGTCAATTTCGAAAAGCTGCCATCTACGGCACAGATAGTGAACTTCGGCAATGAAGGTGTTGTTGTCAGTGACAGCAGAGAAGCTATGTGCGCAGAGATTGATGCTATGTTGCGACATTCAAAGGGAGTCGTGGAAAGTGTAGATTACCACAATGGAGTTATAAGCTCCTGCGAGGAAATGCTCACTAGAATCAACCCACAGATTGCTAAGGAAAAGCAGCAGGAAAAAGACATCAATAACCTCAAATCAGAGGTCAGCGGCATGAAGGGAACGCTATCCAATATTGAATCCATGCTGTCTAAGGCTTTGAGCGGTAACAATTTTAAAAAGTAATTGCTATGGGATATATGGTAGAAATTACGGAAAACAAGTTCGATGAGCTTGTTGACAACTGCGAAGAAATGGTTCGAGCAGGTGGCAAGGTTATGAAGTGCTTGGATAGTTTGAAGCGTGAGCGTATGGGTAATCGTATGCCAATGCCAGACTATCGTGACAAGTGGGACGATGAAGATTGGCGTGACGAAGACCGCTATGGAGAGCGACGCTACTATGGTCGCCGTGGCGGTGGACGTTACTAATGTTTAATTCGGTGGTGGGGATTTTTCCCCTGCCACCCTTAAAAGAAAGAGCTATGGGAAAATGTAGAATGCCTTTGGATGCTTACGATATGAAGCCAGAAGGAATGATAGCATATCTGAGATATAATGGCTGGCACTTCAACAAGAAGGCTTGCGAATGGGCAGTCAGTCAGATGAGAAAATACAACCCAGTCACCAAAAAGGATGAGGAGGTTGACTATATGGATAAGGATAAGGTTGAATCCATCCTTACCAAGCAGGGAGTGACGCTTGAAAATAATGTAGGCTATGATCATGTCTATGTGGCAAACATGGTTAAGGCTGATTTCTATAAGTCTTCCATCGAGGACGAAGCTCACATGGCTTTGTTCGTAAAAGATATGGTTGATGATACCGATCAGAAGGATGGCTTCATCTTTAACAGATTTTATGCCGATTGCAACCATAATGGCATCGGCATTCCATGGGATGATATTTTATGATAAGTCAAGAGATATATCTAGAAAAGTACGATTGGAAAGTTCTTGTGTTTTACGGTTTGGAATCATCAGATACCGATGAGGTATGCAACTCCCTTGTGCAGATAGGCTGCACAGAAAAGGCAGTCGAAAGCGCAAGGGAGCATTGCTTACGAGGAATACCGAACACAGGTCTAACCTACTCCAATCTTGCAGGTAGGAAGAGCGTGGTTGCTATTAGCAGAACCACATCAGAATATGAGTTCGTGAATACTGCCACACACGAAATGTTTCATGTTGTCACTCATATCTGCGAATCACTAGGTATTGACTTGAAAGACGAAGAGCCTTGCTATATGATGGGATGGCTCTGCCAGGCAGTTAGTAAGATATTCATTTAAAATTTAGAAATATGACGGACATTAAATTAATGGTGGATGCTGCAAGGCAGCTAAACCAGACTTGGAAAATGAGTAGTAATGGTTTGGAGACGGATAATAATCCAAACGATGTGTATAATGCTTTGTGCGAAGTGGACGAAGCCGTCACCAATCTGATAGACAAGATTGGTGAAGCCACAAAAATCATTACATTAAGCAGCATCTACAAAAGCGTATAACTCTTTGATACTCAGTGAGTTAAATTTAGTATTTTTAACTAAAATAAAGTGTGGTATATTTGCATATATCACATTTTTTTTGTACCTTTGCATATAGAAAGAGTGGTTATTTTGACTAACCACAGATTATGTTGAACCAATTAAAATCTTAAAAAG